CGCAGGTCTTCATTCAGGCCATGCGCGAGCAGAAGGGTGTCATCTTCTCGAAGGACAACTTCTTCCACATGCGTCGTCCGACCTTGGCCGGTCAGGACCGCGGCGTGGGTGTGCCTCTTCTTCTGCCGGTGCTGAAGGACACCTTCTACTTGCAGATCATGAAGAAAGCGCAGGAGGCCATCCTCGTCGAACACATTGTGCCGCTGCGCGTGCTCTTCCCGCAGGCAGGCTCGGGCAGCTCGGACCCGTACACCACCATCAACCTCATCGACTGGCGCGACCAGATTGCTCAAGAGATTGCTCGCTGGCGCACGGACAACAACTACATCCCCATCCTCCCGCTGCCTGTGGGCAATCAGACCATCGGTGGTGACGGACGCGCGCTGCTACTGACGCAAGAGATTCAGGCATGGTCGGAGCAGATCATGGTCGGCATGGGAGTGCCTCGTGAATTCCTCATGGGCGGCATGAGCTACGCGGGCACGAACGTATCGATGCGCATGCTCGAGAACATGTTCATCGGGTACCTACAGCGACAGCGCGACCTCGCTCGCTTCATCATGCGCCAGGTGTCTTCGTATCTGGGCTGGCCCCTCGCGAACATCCGCTTCAAGCCGTTCAAGATGGCAGACGACCTACAGCGCAAGGCGTTCGAGTTCCAACTCAACGCAGCCGGCAAGATCAGCGACACGACGCTTCTGGCGAGCTCCGACATGTCCCAGGAGGACGAGAACCAGATCATGATCCGCGAGACCGATACGCGGCTCGAGGCCACCAAGAAGCAGCAGATTGCGATGGCCACCATCCAGGGTGAGGCGCAACTCGTGATGATGAAGTACCAGGCGCGTGCGCAGCAGGAACAGGCGACCGCGATGGGAGCGCCCACCGCACCGGGGGAGCCTGGCGGCGCGGAAGGCGCAGTGCCTACCGGAGCACCCGCGCCAGCACAGCAGGGGCAACCTGGAGAAGGTCAGCCTCAACAGCAACAGGCGCAGCAACAACAGACGCCCGCTAACGGCGGCTCCTCACCTCCGGATTTCCTGCAGCAGATTGGCAGCCAACTCTCTGGTGGGCAGAAGATGCAGGGCGCGGGAGGAGGGCAGCCCACGCAGAACGTGGACCTGCCATCGCTTGCGATGATGCAGGCGCGCACCATCGCTACGTTGCCGAAGGCGCAGCAGTCGCAGGCCATCACCAATCTGCGTTTCCAGAGCCCCGAGCTAGCAGACCTGGTGCAGCAGTACCTCACGCAGCAACAGGGTGGGGATGACTCCGGCACAGGTGGCGCGGCAGGTTCTGGAGCCGTGGCGGGTGTGGACACGCGACCTTTGCCGCAGCAGCGACCGCCGCGGCGTGCAGGTGGTATGGGCTAAAAAGAAGGGCGCAGGCCCTTCTTCCGCTACGACTCAGGTATCACTGGCGGTTCGATGAACACCGTCGTAGCCCAGTCGCACGGGGACCTGTTCCAGTACGAGGGCACGATGGCGAAGACCACCGCCATACCGCGCGGCGGTGGACCTGCACCCCCGTCACCGTCCGTGCAGTAAATCAGCAGGTCGGGGCGGGGGTACAGCTTCTGTGCGTCTGCGATGGCGGGGGCGAAGTCGGTGCCGCCCCCACCACGTGACGTGCTTAGCGTCTTGAAGAACTCCTTCCTGACGCGCTGCCATGGCATCGCTACTGCTGCGTCCGCGTCCGTGAACCAGATGTCGTCGATGCCTAGATCCTTTACGATGGCGTACGACTCTCGAACGCAGTCCGACAACTGCTGCGACTGCATGGAGCCAGAAGTATCTCGCACGATGGCGATCTCTGGCAGCTGCGTGACGTAACTCGGGCGGATGATGGGGCTGCCCGGCATTGCGCGCCGTGATGGCCGTACATACGAGGGCTCGAGGTCCCCCATCATCAGCTGCCCTGTGGCAGTGCGGATGACGCGCGCAAGGACGTCTTGCCAACGTATCCGGGACAGTTCCTGCAGTTTTTCGGTGTCACGAACAAGGCTTGCCGGCACAACGCCGCGTCCCTTGTTAGTGATGTGGTCCTTGATCTGCTTTGCAGCTCTGAGCTCGATGCTCTTGACCTCAGCTTTGGTTCTGCCTGCTCCAGGGATGGATTCTAGCTCCTGCTCCAGAGCAGTGAGCGCGCTGCCATGGGCGATGCCGCCGCAGGCTCCTTTGCCCACTGATCCTTCTCCGTTGCGCAGGTCATTCATCAGCTTCTGCAACGCCTTGTCGTTCTTACTGCTACCGCCTTGCGCAGCCTGCGTGAGTAGCGCGTAGTACTCCTCCATGGAGAGACCTTCGGGCAGGTTGTAGTGCTTCGGCAGGATGGCTGGGCGGTCGGAGGTCTCGTCCGCCAGGTCCCAACCTGCTGCTACTAGGTCGGGATTGATGGCGAGGTCTCCAGCGATGTTGACGATGCGGGGGTCAAGACCCAGCCCGCGGTACAGGTGGCGTCGTTGGAAGTGATTGATCTCGTGAGCCACGTCAGCTGCGAGTACCGTGGGCTTCGCCAGTACCGCCCACTCGGGGTCGTAACCGAGGATGAGGTTCTTGGTGAGGCACATGGTTCTGATGCCGACCATCGGCATACAGACCAGGCTCGCCAGCGAGGTGGAGAAGTATGGCGCCTTGTAACGCACGATGGTACGCGCCAGCGATATCTTCTCTTCGGCTTCTCGCGTATCGGTCATCTACGGTTTTGCCGTTGCTGCGTGCTTGGCGCCGACGTGTAGATTGAGCATGTTCAGCACCGGGTCAGCAGCGGTCCATAGCGCGGGATTGGCAGCCTTCGAGGACAACTGGTGCTGCACCATCGTCTCTGCGTTTGGGATAACCACGTCCTTGAGCCCACATCTCTCAGCAGCAAAGCCCAAGGAGGACCACAGCTCAATCGCGAGCTTGTGTTTCGTCTTCACATCCTTTTCCGCGAGTACGAACACGATGGCTGTGTGGAAGGCCGTTGTGGCGATGTCGTTGCGCAACTTGTCTGGGCGCCACGCACCTGTGATGACCTCGATGGGCTTAGGCAAGTCGAACTTGGCAGCCCACTCTGCGTACTCCGTGGCTGGTTCAAGACCGACTGCAGCGGTCAGTAGATCCAATGCGCACTCGCCGTGCGCAAGGGCGTCGGCAGTAGCCATGGCCCGTGTACCCATGTCCCAGGAGCGGGAAGACGGCCATGCGCGACCACGCGCTGGGCTGCCTATCGGTGGCACGGCGTTGAGTTTACTGGCGGAGTGCACATGGAAGCCCTTGACCAGCCCCCATGCACGAGGGAACGCCTTCGACCAGTTGCGCATGACAGTAGCCTCACCGTCCACGCAGGAGCTGAGGTCGCCCTCTTGTGTGAAGGGCGGCAACGTCGCACCGATGGCGTCGGCTTCTTCTTGCGCCATGTACTCGCAGAAGCCTATGAAGCTATCGCCGTCTACGTCGAAGTGAAGGAAGCGGTTCGCTGCCGGCAGCGATAGGTCTCGTGCAGCGGCAGCCTGCTCTGGAGGGTTCGCGGCTGCTGCGATGCGTAGCCCCGGGGGCAGTGGGTTGCCGGCAATGCACCGCTCGAGGACCAGGCCCATGCCCGCGTTCTGCGTCGTCTCTCGTGCGGTTGTGAGCTCGTCCAGCACGAGCACGCTGGAGCCCAGCTTGGCGCAGCGGTTGATCTGCTCCACGAAGTTGACCAGCTTGCCCTCGTTGTTGACCATCACTGGGATGCCGGACAGGTCTTCCGGTTGGTGTGTGCTCAGGTACATCGTCTCCGCGAGCAGGATCATCTTCTCGCAGACCTGCTGGATGATGCTGGTCTTCGCCAAGCCGGGAGCCCCCATCAGTAAGAAGGGCGCACCCCAGCGGTAATTGCCCTTCCCCAGGCGCTTCATCGGGGTGAGCATTGCGATGTACATGAGCATCTTGATGTTCGTAGTCATTCGGTAGTTCCCGTGTTGGAGTGGCAGGTGCAGCTACAAGGTGCTCGCCAGCAGCGTGCAGTGCTGCAGTCGATGCATTCGTCGGTCTGTGTCAGGTTGGACCAGAGTTCGATGTACCCCTCACTGATGACCAGGAGGCAGCTCAGGCAAAGCATCATCGGCTTGGAGGTCGTCTCGAAGCGTGGGCCGTACAGGCAATCTGGTGAGCGGCGTGACCGCCTGAACTCACCTACTTCGGCGACCCCGGTGTACTCGACGCATTCGCGTATGCCACTGCCACAGCAGTCACAGACCAGCTTGCTCATCGGGTCGTAGATAGGTGGTGTGTCTGCCAGCTCACCTACGATGAAGTCGTAGGTCTTCTGCCAGCACTCTGTGCAGAAGTAGTGCGGCTCGAACAAGAAGTCGCGCGCTGGGTCATCCTCATCCAACACGGGGTACTTCAGGAGCTCTCCGTCTCCTTGTTGTACGAGCGCCACCTGGAGCAGCACGGCTTCCTCGCCGTAATAGATGGTTGCTTCGCAGTCACTATCCGCGCATTCGTAACCGGAGTCTCGGCGCAGCTCTGGAGCTAGTGTCAAACCCTGTTCCATTGGATGCGCCTCCTTTCTGAGCGCGCCCATCGTTGGTGAAGTGTATCTAGGCGCATGTCAGGGCCGTACCCAGTCTCGGGGTCGTGGTCCAGTACGAGCACGTGCCGCTCTTCCACGTCGTACCCAGCCTCGGTGTGCACGCGGAACTCGATGTCCACGGGCGGTACCGGTACGCCGGGTGGCAGCAGCCACGGTCGGTACGGGCTGTACTCGCGCAGCTGCATCTCGTGGTCGTAGAGGATGTCCTCCACATCCGCCTCGTCGCAGTAGAAGCCAACCCACTTCTCGTCACCTGGAGCGACGTAGGGTTCGGCAGCCCAGCGGCACCATTCACCGGGTCGCCCACTTCCCAGAAGCACCTCCATGTCCCGCTGATTGCAGAACGTGATGAAGCCCTTCTGGTCGGTGAGCTGCACCCGGATGCCACCTATCAGGCGGTCGTAGAACGGCAGGTATGAAGCTCCCACCGTCCAGTGACGGTCAGCGTTGTACAAGTCTTGGATGCGGGCGCCCTCGATGCCGATGAGCGCCTCCAGTTGTCTCGAGCCTTGCCTGGTGGCTGGTCTCGTTTCATACGCGTTGATGAGCATCAGCCTCCTTGAACAGGTCGCGAATCCAGAGCATGAGTCCGTTGAAAAAACCTGCGATGAAGAACTTGAAGAGCGTGTTCACGTACCTTCCTTATCTCGGTTCTTCTCAGCTTCTTTGTCGTCCTTCGGCGGCGTAGCGGCGTTGTTCTGCTCCGGCTTGAACATGTCTGCGATGAGCTCGGCGAACATTGCCCCTTGTGTTTGGACCTGCGGCTTAGGCTTGTTTTTCATGCATGATCCTTGTTCCCGTATCTACGCGCGGCTTGCACCGCTTTCACGCAGCGGAGTACGCTGACGAGGAGGCACGCCTTGTCCTATCTCGATCCCAAGGAAGCGTCTGAGAACCTCCAACAGCGCGTATTGGAAGGGATCAGGAGCCAATTCCCTGACGGTGTCATCAAGGGGAAGCTGCAGTCGCTTCATCTTGAGGGGCTCACAATCAAGGACGACCTCGACCCGGGGGACATCCGCGACCAGCACAAGGCCAGGCTAGAAGGCAGGACGTGGTCGGTGCCTGTGTACGCGGACCTGTCGCTGCGAGACAACGCGACCGGCAAGGTCGTGGATGCGCGGCGTATGCGCATAGCGGACATCCCAAAGATGACACAACGGTACTCCTACGTCGTGGCGTCGCGTAGTGGAGCGAAGGAGTACCAGGTCAACAACCAGTGGCAGCTGAAGCCAGGCGTCTATACACAGCGCCGTACCAACGGAGAGCTCGAGACACGCTTCAACATCAAGAATCGCAAGAGCTTCGACGTGGTCTTCGACCCGGCCAGCAAAGTCTTCCACATGGAGTATGGGAAGAGCGCCAGCAAGATTCCTCTGTACAGCCTGGTGAAGACTCTCGGGGCCGATGATGCCACGTTGGAGAAGGCATGGGGCAAGGAGGTCTTCGAGGCGAACAAGGACGCCGCAAAGAAGGACAACGCGCTCAACACCTTCTACAAGAGCACGAAGAAGGAAGTAGCCCCCAACAGGGAGATTGCTGCGGCACACTTCTACGACATGATGACCGCATCCACACTGCGGCCCGACTCCACCGAGCTCACGCTGGGCAAACCGTTCGAGCACGTGACTGGGGATGCACTCACACGTGCAACGCAAAAGCTGTTGCGGGTGCAGGGCGGTGAGAAAGAAGATGACCGCGAGTCGCTCATCTTCAAGGACCTGCGGTCGGTGGGCGACTTCGCCTACGAGCGCATTCTGGAGGCAGGACGCAAGGGCATCCAGCGTAAGGTCGCCTCGAAGATCAGTACCGCGAAGAACGTGCGCGATGTCATCCAGCTCGGCATGTTCAACAAGCCTATCCTAGAGACCTTTCAGAAGAACGCAGCTGCCGGACCTGCCGCGCAGATCAACCCGGTGGAGATGCTGGCTGCCTCTTTCCAGACCACGGTCATGGGTCCTGGTGGCATCCAGAGCGACCGGCAGATCAAGGACGAGGTCAAGTTCGTCAACGTCAGCCACCTCGGCTTCCTCGACCCCATCAACACTCCCGAGGGCGCGTCTACTGGCGTGACCCTACGTCTGCCCTTCGGTCTGCAGAAGGTGGACCACATGGTGAACGGGGAGCCCCGCGGTGAAGCGCGCATCCCGCTTTACAACCTGAAGACGCACAAGCTGGACCTGGTGTCACCGGGAGAGGCATCAAAGGTGCACATCGTTTTGCCGGATCAGGTGCGCTGGGAGAATGGCGTCCCCAAGCCCATCGCAGATTCGGTGCAGATGACAGGTGGTGGGGACGACGTACGCCACGGCAAGTTCTCGGAGGCGCAGTACGTGGTGCGCTCCCCGAGTCAGCTCTTCAACATGACGTCGAATCTGCTCCCCTTCCTGGCGAACACGTCGGGTGGCCGTGCTTCCATGGCAAGTCGTCACATGGAGCAGGCCATTTCACTGGTGCACCGTGCGCCCCCGCTAGTGCAGGTGGGCACCGGCTCCTCGCTCGAGGGAGGGCAGACCTTTGAGCACCTGATGGGCGGGCTGACATCACACGTATCGCCAGTGAACGGCAAGGTCACCGCGGTGAAGAAGGACGGCGTCACCATCCTCAGCGATGACGGCAAGTCACACGAGGTGCAGATCTACGACAACTTCCCGGTCAACGAAGCGAAGGGCGTGTTGGACTCCACGCCCATCGTGAAGGTTGGCGACCATGTGAAGAAGAAGCAGGTCGTCGCTGACACGAACTACTCGAAGAACGGCGTGCTGGCGTTGGGGAACAACCTACGCGTCGCGTACATCCCCTTCAAGGGGTACAACTTCGAGGACGGCGTGGTCATCAGTCAAAGTGCTGCAGAGGCATTGTCGAGTGCGCACATGCACAAGCCCTCGATGCCGCTGGATGACGCGGTGGTACTCGACAAGAAGAAGTTCTTGCTGGAGCATCACGGGCTCTACAACAAGGAGCAGATCAGCAAGCTCGACGACAGGGGCATCATTCAGGTGGGGCAGAAGGTGAAGCCCGGTGACCCGCTCATTGCAGCGATGAAGCCCTACCAGCTCAAGGATCGTACGGGGCTGGCGGCCATCCGCCGAGTCATGAGCGCATCGCACACGGACAAGAGCTTGCGATGGGACAGCGAGTTCGAGGGTGACGTCGTTGGCGTGCACCACACCAAGGACGGCGTGACTGTGCATGTCCGCACTGTGGAGCCCATGCAGGTGGGCGACAAGATGGCGGGCCGCTACGGCAACAAAGGCATTGTTACGATGATTCTACCGAACGTGGAGATGCCGCACACGAAGGACGGCAAGCACATCGAGGTGGCGCTGAACCCCTCGGGTGTTCCGGGTCGTATGAACGTGGGGCAGGTGCTCGAGACCGCGGCCGGGAAGATCGCGCAGAAGACAGGCAAGCCGTACATCGTGCAGAACTTCCAGCCGAAGTTCGACGCGTTGCACAAGGTCATCGCTGACCTCAAGGCGCACGACATCAGCGATACCGAGGAGCTCTTCGACCCAGCCACCAAGCAGTCGCTGGGCAAGGCACTCGTGGGACCGCAGCATCTGCTCAAGCTTGTGCACCAGGTGGAGAAGAAGCTTTCGGTGCGCAGCGGGATGAACGTCCCAGGTATGCAGCATGAGGGCTACGACCTGAACCTCCAGCCCCTGGGCGGGTCCGGTACTGGTGGACCATCTATTGGCGGACTGGACCTGTACGCTTTGTTAGCTCACGGTGCGAAGGCCAACCTGCGCGAGATGCAGACGTACAAGTCCGAGGGACCGGACCCGCAGACAGACCCACGCAAGGCGTGGCCCAGCGATCACAACAAGGTCTGGGCTGCCATCCAGTCGGGTGGACTACTGCCGCCACCCAAGCCGACATTCGCCTACCAGAAGTTCACCGACATGCTGCGCGCTGCCGGTGTGAACGTGGACAAGAACGGACATAGCATCGCACTTTCGCCGATGACTGACGCGCAGGTACTAGAGCTCGCGCCGAAGGCGTTGCCGCATCCGGCAGAACGTGTGAACACCAAGATTGACGCCAAAGGTGAGCTCAAGCCGAAGACTGGTGGGCTCTTCGATGAGCGCCTCACCGGGGGACACGGTGGGAAGCATTGGACGCGCATCGAGCTCAGCGAACCGCTGCCCAACCCGTTTTTCGAGAGGGCCATCCGCAGCGTGGCGCAGCTGAGTAGCAAGGAGTTTGAGTCAGTCGTGCACGGGGAGCGCGGCGTCTCCCCCTCGGGACAGCTCACGGATCTCAAGGCTGGCGTCACTGGAGGCGCTGGCATCAAGCTCCTGCTCGACAGGGTAGACGTGCGCAAGGAGTTGCCTCTCGCACAGATGGCGCTGGACGCAGCGAAGGGCGTGAAGATCGACCCCGCGCTGAAGCGCGTGAAGTTCTTGCGCGCGCTGAGTGGGCTTAGGCTGAAGCCCAGCGAGGCGTACATCCTGCATAACCTGCCCGTGATTCCGCCCATCATGCGACCCATCACGCCGATGCCCGACGGCAATCTCAAGCCCGATGACCTCAATCAGCTGTACTCCGACTTCGCAAAGGTCAACGACAAGCTGAAGGACCCCATCTGGTCGGCCAATCTCACTGACGAGGGAAAGCGCGACATGCGCTTCGAGTACTACGACGGTGTGAAGGCGCTCATGGGTGTGGGCGCGCCGTACGGCGACGTCAAAGAGAAGGGCATCCTCCATCGCATCGCGGGCAGCTCGCCTAAGCACGGCTACTTCCAGCATGTGCTGCTACGTCGTCGCCAGGACCTCTCGATGCGGTCCACGATTGTACCGGAGCCGTCGCTGGGACTCGATGAAGTTGGGCTACCCAAGGCTGCGGCGCTGGACCTCTATCGACCCTTTGTGTCTCGCAAGCTGAAGGAAATGGGTGCGGTACGCTCTGAGCTCGAGGTGCCGCCCTTGCTAGCTAAGCCCACCCCGCAGGTGTGGCGAGCGCTAGACAAGGCTATGGCAGAGCACCCTGTCTTGTTGAAGCGCGATCCTGTGCTCCACAAGTACAGCATCCAGGCGTTCAAGCCGCACACCGTGGAGGGTAGCGCTATCAAGATTCACCCCCTGGTGACGGGTGGTTTCAACGCGGACTTCGACGGCGACACAATGAGTGCGTACGTGCCCATCACGCGCGAGGCCGTGGCTGAGGCACGCAAGATGTTCCCCTCGAACAACCTGTTCAGCGATGCCTCGGGGAAGAGTATGTACCAGCCGACGCTGGAGAGCGCGCTCGGGCTCTACAAGCTCTCGGTCGTGGGGAAGGACACAGGGAAGAAGTTCTCGAATCCAGCGGAGGTGCTGCAGGCTGCGCAGAAGGGGACCATCGACATCACCGACAAAGTGCACCTGCCAGGCGGTGAGACAACGCCAGGGCGTGTGCTGCTCGCGAGCGCAGTGCCAGAGCCGCTCGAGAAGCACATGATGCACAACATGGAGTACCGCCTCGACAACGCCAGCAAGAAGGATGGCGGGACGAAGGGGCTGGACGCGCTCTTGATGAAGATCGCGAAGGAGCACTCTGACAGTTACGGCAGTGCCGTGAATAAGCTCAAAGACCTGGGCAATGGGGCGTCCTTTGGCTCGGTGATGGTGCCACGACCCACGAGCGTGGGGCATCCCTTCGCGTTCAGCAAGCTCGATGGAACCCACGTCGCGGTGACGGACCCGAGCAAGAGCATCTTCATACCCATGCCCACGCACTCGCTGTCGCTCAAGGACTTCGTGCCCGATGTCGCATCGCGCGAGCGTGTGCTGGGCCCTGCTGAAGAGAAGGCGAAGGGCATCCGCGCAGACACCAAACTCACGAAGGCACAGCAGGACCATCAGGTGGTGAAGGTCTACGAACAAGCCGCCACGGACATGCAGAAGCTGCATGTGAAAAGCCAGGAAGCGCATCCGACCAACCTCTTCACGATGTACAAGGCCGGAGTGAAGCCGGGCTGGGACCAGTACAAGCAGATGGTGCTGGCGCCGATGATCTACTTGGACGCGCACAACCGTCCCATCCCCAACGCGGTGACGAAGAGCTACTCCGAGGGGCTCGACATGGGCAGCTACTGGACCCAGCTGCACGGAGCTCGCCGTGGGCAGGTCATGAAGGTGCAGGAAGTTGAGAAACCTGGCGCTCTCTCGAAGGTCCTCATGCAGAACATGATGAACGTTCTTGTGAACGAGCATGACTGCGGCACGAAGGATGGCATCCAGCTCAGCATCAACGAGCCTGACGTGCACGACCGTTACCTGCAGAAGGACTTCATCCATGGCAAGGTGCACATCTCTGCAAATAGCCCGCTCACCCCGGCGGACGTGGGTAAGATTCGTGCAGTAGACCCGCATGCATTCATCACTGTGCGTTCACCGCTGAAGTGCGAGGAAGAGCATGGCGTCTGTCAGAAGTGCGCGGGCCTGACATCGGGCGGGCAGCACTACGAGCTCGGCACCAACGTGGGGGTACAGGCGGCACACGCCGTGGGGGAGCGCGCGGTGCAGCTCACCCTGAAGAGCTTCCACACGGGTGGCGTTGGTGAGCAGAACAGCTCCAAGCTACTCAGTGCGTTCGCACACTTCGACAACTTGTTGCGGCTGCCGAAGAAGCTGGCGAACCAGGCCACCATCTCTGCTGTGTCCGGCACCGTGGATAAGGTGCAGCCCACCGCCACAGGCGTGGACATCTACGTGGGTGGCAAGAAGCACCACGTAGGTAAGGACGCAGGTGGTTTCACGCTGCACGAGAACCTGCCTGGTGCAGTTGTCATGTCGGATTACATCGACTGGTCACCGCCGAAGGTAGGAATGAAAGTGGCGGCCGGCGCTTATCTGTCGGACCCTAACCGCACCGTGTTGAACCCGCACCACCTCTATGCTGCGACGGGGTCAATGGACCGCGTGCAGGACCACCTCACTACCTCCATCTTCAACCTCTACAAGAACGAGGGACTCAAGAGGCGCGCCATCGAGATGGTGGTGAAGTCCATGGGCAGCCTCACGCGCGTGGAGGACCCAGGTGACCACGACAGCGTGTTGCGCGGGGAGTTCCGCCCCTTGCCGGTTGTCCGAAAGATGAACGAGGAGCTGATTCGAGAGCATAAGGCCCCCATCGAGCACACGCCGGTACTGAAGGGCATCGACGTCATGCCCCGTGAGCTCCACGAGGACTGGATGGCGAAGCTACAGCACAATCACCTGCGTGAAACGCTGCAAGAAGCAGCGGCAGTGCACGGTGTTTCACTCATTCACGGACATCATCCCGTACCTGCGCTGGCTTTCGGCAGCGAAATTGGGTTATCTAAGAAGGACTCTCTCATGCCGGGGCGTGGGCACCTGAAGGATGTAGCAGACCACCTGTATTGAAGTAGGCTAGGCGTAGCCGATGGCCACCAAGTTTCGTACCTCGATGACCAGCCGTCAGGGGCATGACGCCGGGCGCGTCGTGCAGGGGAAGGTCACGAACTACAACCTGACGAAGTGGACGGTGGACATCGTCGGGCAGTTTGACCGTACGCGTTACTTCAACATCCAGGTGGGCTCACCGTACCTGCACCACTCCAACGGTGAGGGCTTCTACGTCATCCCGGAGGTCAACGCCACCGTGATGGTGTGCATCCCCAGTGACAGCGCTGCGCCCTTCGTCCTCTGCTTCGTCATGGCCGCAGAGACAGTAGATGCCTCTGCACCAGATGCTCCGCAGGGTACTTCTTCTCATGGCGCGCCTGCGGCCAACCCCACGGACTCGAGCTACTCCGGTGGGCGCCCTCCTGCGAATCCTGGGGACATCTGGCTGCGCACGCGCGATGACAACTTCGTGGTGCTGCGCCGTGGCGGCGTCCTGCAGATAGGTGCAACCGAGCTCGCTCAACGCATCTTTATCCCGTTGAATAACCAGGTCATCGACGTCAGCCAGAACTACGAGCACAACAACTCTGGCGGCACCATCGCGTGGGGCATCCAGGTTGGACCGTCGCTCACGCAGTACCCCGCGACGTACATGCAGACGCTGCGCGTGTTCGCAAATGACGCAGCTGCGGACATCAAGATTGCTTCCGGCGATGTTACGAATCCCATTCCGGAGCCTGATGGAGGAACGAACCTGACCACCGCGGGGGTAGGTGTTGGGGACGACGGTAAGGGGAAGAACCCCATCATCTATGAGGTGACTGTCTCACCAAAGGGCTTCAATGCGCAGACTGGTGAAGCACTTAGTGGAGCTGTCGCGGCCTCGGTGATGAAGTTCACCTTCGACAGGTCAGGCAACGGTCTGACCCGCTTCGCTGGCAACTTCTACTTCCAAGTAACCAAGGCCCTCACGTTCGACGTGATGGGCAACGTCACTCTCACCTGTGCTGCTGCGGTGTCCATGACCGCGGTGACTGGCTTCGACATCGATGGTGGCGCTTACACGGCCATCAAGGGAAAGGTTGTTCGGCTTGGTGCGGGTACTTTGCCTGTCGGACGGCAGGGAGACGTTGTAACAACGCCCATCGACGTCACGCAGCCATTCACTGCTGCATCTCCATTGATGAACATGATGATTACCGTGGCGATCCCGTTTGTTCCAGGAGTACCCAATGCGGCGGTGTGCCAGATAGTACCCACCCCCGGTAACCTGCTGCTCATCGGCAAGGTTCTTGGAACCATCACGGGCGGGAACCCAGACGTCCTCGCATGAGTCTCACCGTACTCGGCGCGCTCCCGTTAGGAGCCATCAACGTGGCACTGGACGGCGCCATCACGGCGGTTGTTCCGCTGCTAGCGCAGTTCGACCTGATGCTTACGGGCAGCTTCGGGTTGGGCATCCTGGGCGGCAACCTCTCGTTGCAGCTTCAGGCGTCGCTGTCGTTCCAATTGAACGTCGGGCTCTCCATCTCGAACCCCATCGCGGCGCTCGAGGCACAGCTGCAGGCCATCATTCAGATTCAGGCGAGCATAGCTGTTGTTCTTTCGTTGGGTCTGCCGTCCATCTCGCTGCAACTCAGCGCTTCGTTGTCTGCTTCACTGGGACTCACGGCGGTGCTCGGGATACAAGTAGCTGGCATCCAGGCGCTCATCAGCGCATCGCTCGCCATCAAGCTACCGCTCGTGGATCTCATCGCCTCCATCAGCGCGGCGGTATCTGCAGGGCCCGTGATGTTGCTTGCCTTTGGTTTCCCTGCGCAGGGGACGGAGAACCTGCAGAGTGTGAGCAATGACTTGGAGGGGATGATAGCGGCCGGTGGCATCACGGGCAGCGGACCATTTGGCCCGACAACGCTACTACCCACGGACGACGTGTCTGGCATCATGCTCATCACCAAAGACCCTTCAGCGGCCACTGCTATGACCGTCATCTTCGCCACTGGGTAGCGCGTTGTTCCGCGCTGCGCCTGTTCTTGGTACGCTTGTTCACGGAGACCGCCCATGACGATGCAACCGCTCTTCCTCGTTCCCGACGTGCAGTTCGATAAGACTGCTGGCGGCGAGACCATGCTCTCCGACGACCCGAACCAGTGGCCGACTGAGGTCATGCAAGAGGTCTACAAGCAGTGCCCGTTCGTGGCGGACTTTGAGCCGCAGGTCACGATGGACAAGGTCGATGGTGAGCGCGGTTTCGGGTTCGGCCACATCGAGGTGCAGAATAAGACGGAGATTCAGCACGGCGCAGACCCTGCTGGCGTGCAGGCCGCGGGTATCCAGAAGGTGCGCGTCCCCGTCATCATCAAGGACAAGAAGCTCCAGCCCCTCGACCTGATGGTGGCTGGTGAGGACAAGCTCCTACCCCTTACCGAGAACCGTCTGCGACAGACCATCTTCCGTCCGCAGGCGTTCGACATCACGGGCCGTGGTCCAGGAGACATGTCCCTCATCGGGCAGCTCTACCCGCCGTACCGACAGAACTATGGCTTCGGCGGAGGCGGCGCCACGATGAACGTGGGCATGGGCAAGGAGGGCTCTGCCCTCGAGCAGTACTTGGAAGAGGCTGCAGAGAAGGTTGCGGTATCTTCTGTTGCGGTAGCCAAGGCGGTAGCGCACGCCAAGGCAACACCCGCACGACTCGAGAAATTCCGCGAGGCGGTGCACAAGTTGGATGCTAAGCATCTGGCAAAGGCCGGTCTCTCCGAGAGTAGTACCTGGGCCGACCACCAAGCCGCAGTCAAGGCGTCTGACGCCAACACCACGAAGCGCGTGCTGTCCCGTGCGGCCGCGGACGTCGCGGCGAAGCAGCGCATCGCACAGAGCAAGCTTGGTTCTGTCCTCGCAGCCATCCTGCCGACCATCAGCTCGAAGGATTACGACGCATTCTTCGACAAGATGGCCGGAGATACCGGGCTGCAACGGCAGTACGTCTCGAACGGCCATGCGACAGGTGCCTCGCTCAAGACGTTGGGTGACTACACACCGCTGGAGGTAGCCAAGCTTGCCGCCGCAGCGACGCTCGATGGCATCACCCCCAATGTCATGCAGCTGCAGAAGATGGATGAGGGCTACCTGCTCAAGACGGCCTCGCACTCTTGCTGGCTCCCGAAGGAGCAGCTTCTGAACCGCGGCGACGCGTACAGGCTGCTCGGTGCGAAGGTTGTTCTCGCTGCAGACGAGACCGGCTCTGCCACGATGTCCACTGGGCAGCCGGTATCCGAGCCGGAGAGTCCCGAGGAAGACCAGCCCAAGCCCATCGAGGCATTCGGCGTGTACAAGGTGCAGGACGAGAAGGGTCGGCACCTGGTTGGCTACGTCTTCCCGAACCTCATCGACATCGACGGCACGTCGCTACCCATCGCGCTCTTCACCAACGGCAGCCAGTATGCGGTGCAGAGCGACATCGCCGGCATCCATGCCGGGCACGGCGGCAGCATCTTCGAGGGTACACCCAAGGGTACGGGCTGTTTCTACCACGTGCTCTCGAACGGCAAGGCCGAGGCACTGATCCCGATGACCGTGCAAGGCACCGTCAACGACCAGGAGAACGGCGTGGTTCTTCATTGCCTCACCTACGATGGCCGTGAAGTGCAAGTCGTGGTGCAACCCAACATCCAGAAGGTCACTCCTGGTGAGGAGCATTTGCTCATCCCAGACAGCTTCTCGTGGCTCCCGCTCGACAAGGCGGAAGACACCACGTTGTGCGAAAAGCCCGAGGAGTTCAGCAAGGAGGCAATGGCTCGGCGATCCATGGCGATGGTCACCTTGCGTGGCGGCGGAGGTGCGTACTCGGTCTCTGGGTTTCCTGTGGAGAAGCTGGCTTCGGACGAGAAGTCGTTCCTCTCCGTCGATGAGACCTTGTTCCTGCTTGCAGGACTCGGCGCGGACATGGCTTATGCGCAGCAGAAGATCGGCTACGTGGAGGCGGGGTTCGGGTCTGCCGAGGTTCGTGTTGCGCACCACATCAGCCCGGTGTGGGCGCAGGCACAGTCGGCCACTGCAAAGCTAGCTGCCAGGATGGAGCCCCGCACCAAGTTGGCGAACAGCCTCCGCAAGGACCTTGTGAAAGAGGCAGCGGTCATTCCCGACCCCACGGCCGTGGACACCGTTCTCTCGCTCGGCTTCCTCAACGCAGAGAACCTCGGCATCTTCATCTCGTACCTCCCGAAGATTGACGAGGCACAGGAGAAGATCTGCGAGCTTCTACTGGCGTCGCGTCTGGGATTGAAGAACATCCCGGTGCCAGCTCTCGAGAAGGCGATGCGTACTGTTGAAGAAGTACTCGACGGGCTGCATCAGTTGGCCTTTACAGCCAGCTGAGAGGGCGCTACCACAGAGGTTGTGTCATTCCAGCTGAGTAGTCCGGCCGAGTTCTACATCAAGTACTTGGTGATTCATCCAGATGGGTACACCGTCGAGCAGATCAAGAAGCGGCTCTTGAGGGAGAGCTTGGACTTCATCGGCGATGAGTATCTCGAGCGTGTGCGCGAGGAGATGCCGCGGGTGCCGGTGCCGTTCTACCCAACGGATGAGCACCACATGCCGTCGAACATGTACATCTGCGACCAGCAGATTGACCGGCTATTCATCCCGGACCGCACCATGCGCACTGCGCTCATGTTGCTGCGGCTGCCCAGGGCGAAGCTGCAGATAGAGACCATGATTGGTAGCGGGCAGGCACACGCGATAACCGCCGCCGCGGTCTCGAGGATGTGCCGCGTGACTTGCGCGGCAGACGATATCGCGCTTTTCATGCACTACTTCTGCAACATCAACCTGCTGGACGTACTGGACATGCGGCGGCTACACGACTTGCGCGACGCCATCATCGAACGGGACATCCCTGAGTTCAAGGGCAGGGCAGCGAGTCTCAAGCGCACGTCTTACAAGGACCCTCGGCGCATTGTGTCAGAGATGCCGTGGTCTCCGTGCACGGCGTTCGCCGCTCAGGTGGCCCTTGGCATCATGCCACCTGTGGCGAAGATTGCGGAGCGCATCGATGAGGTTGCGCTTCTTGGCGTGCAGCGCGCGCACGAAGCCATCTTGGACAACGGGCCTGCCGCGTTCGAGAAGTACGCGATGTTTGCGGGCGGTAGTCAACGCATCAACGAGGTTAGTCAGAGCATCGCGAAGCCGAATGATGCGTTGAAGAACCTGCCCATCTCGCTACGAACAGACCCGGTCAAAGCACCCACGATTCAAGAGCTCACAGGGGGTAGGCACACAGTCGAGATGCTCCCCACCAAGGAGGTAGCAGATGGAGAAGATGACGGTCCCGACTTTGACACCGACCCAAGTGACACGAACGGTCCAGAGTGAACAGAAGGGTGTTCTTCCGCTACTGCCCCTGCAATTCATCAAGGTTGAGGACCTGACGACCTTCACCGCCGAGGTGGCCATCACGGATGGTGACGCGGTCTACCACTTCTATGCCACCAAGGAAGTCAATGAGCTTCCCAGATGGAAGAGCGCCAACGGAGAGGTGGGGCTGTCCATCACCCCGCACAAGTACTGGCTCGAGCTATTCCCGGCTCAGCTGGAAAAGATCGCCAAGGAGTACTTCAACTGCGACGAGTCACGGCTGAGAGCGGCGTACACCGCGGAGCAGGCGTCGTGGTGGCTGCGCGCGAAGCAAGCGGGGATGAAGCTCGATCCTCAAGGCTTCGCGTTGGGGTTCTGCGATGCACTGGACAAGGCGCTTGAAGGCTCGATGCTGAACGCCAAGTAGCCTCGCTCGAAGCGCACTTTGGAGAGCTTCCAACCACTCTCCTTCGCGTAGCTGCGCATGTACTTCTTCAGGGAGCTGCGCACGTCCTCAGACAGCACGCCCGGGGCCAGCTGGATGGAACACTTGTGCCCGCTGCTGTCGGGCAGTACGCGTGCTTCTTCTGTGAAGACCGGCCCTGCACGCTGCACGCTACCCCAGAGATTGTTCAACAGCTCCTGCGGATTGGCAGTACATTTGGGTGGAAACATGGGTCCTCGTGAACACTAGCCTAAGCGTCTCACCTGCATCGTCAATCGTGAGTGGCGCCGTGCCCTTCACTGAGGAGGATATCGCAGAGGATATCGCAGAGGAGGAGCTAGACGACGAGATACGCGCGACAGGATGGACCATCGCCGAGGACCCATGTGGTGATGCAGCGGCGTTGTTCGACGACGAAAACTCCATCATCCAGGAGATGGGCAGTGTACTGCCAGCGGAGTTCACCGAGTACTCCTTTCGGATGCCGAGGAGCGACGGTGAGGGGTACGGGCCGTTCACCTTTGATGGCCGTCGGCACATGCGCAAGATCTACAACACGTCTGCGCGTCGTGTCCTTCTGACGTGTGGACGGCAGGTAGAGAAGTCCACCCTGCTAGGCAACTCGGCCATTGCGTACTCCTGTCTAGTTCCTGGGTACCGTACGCTCTACGTCTCACCTTCGGCCACGCAGACCAAGACCTTCTCTGTAGACCGGTTGAAGGAGCCGCTGGAGACCAGCGATATCCTGAAGGGCTTCACCACGACGTTGCTACAGCAGAACGTCTTCGAGAAGCAGTTCGTGAATCGCGCGAAGATTACGCTGCGGTACGCCTTCCTCAACGCCGACCGCATTCGAGGCATCCCGGCCTGGCGTCTGCTAATCGACGAGCTTCAGGACATCCTATCGGACAACATCCCGGTCATCGAGCAGGCCACTAGCCACGCGCCAGAGCGCTGGAAGAGCTTCATCTACGCCGGTACGCCCAAAAGCCTGGATAACTCCCTCGAGTTCTACCGTAGCGGCACGGCCAAAGACGGTACCCCGATGTCCACAATGGGGGAGTGGATGGTCCCCTGCGACAGGCACGGCGGGGAGGGTGGCCGGTACTGGAACATCCTGGGCGAGAGGAACATCCAGAAGAAGGGCCTCTCGTGCGAGAAGTGCCATCAGCTCATTGACCCCATGCACGCAGATGCGTGCTGGGCGATGACGCAGGAGAAGGGCATCTTCGAGAACTACCGCATCCCGCAGCTGATGGTTCCATGGCGGTCATGGGATGAGATCATGCTCGACTACGGTCGCTACGACAGGGCGCGCTTTTACAACGAGGTGCTCGGTATTTCGTACGACTCTGGCCTGCGACCCCTTACGCGGCAGCAGATGCGGGACGTCTGCATCGGCGACCCGATGACGCCGAAGTACCTCGAGAAGTACAAGGAGCTGAGTGCGGCCACTGCCGTGTTTGCGGGTATCGACTGGGGCACCGGAGAGAACAGCTACACGGTGCTCACGCTGGGCATGTACGTGAACAGCAAGTTCACCATCTTCTACGCGCACCGCTTCACCGGTGAAGACGTAGACCCAGAGCCGCAGCTCACGAAGATCGCGCAGATGATCCAGTATTTCAACGTGCGGCTTATCGGCACGGACTACGGCGGAGGCTTCCACCCCAATGACCGGTTGACCCGTCTCTTTGGGCCCAAGCGTGTGTGGAAGTATCAGTGGATGGCTCGCGGCAAGAAGAAGCTCGAGTGGAAGGGCAACTTCCGTCGCTTTCAGGCTGTGCGCACTGAGGTGCTGAGCGACATCTTCAACGCCATCAAGCGTAGGCAGCTGACGTTTCCCGCTTGGTCAGACTTCGAGGACCCGTACGCGCAGGACTTCTTGAACGTCTTCGCAAAGTATAACAACCAGCTGCGGATGATTCAGTACGACCACCGGCCAGACCGTCCGGACGATACGCTGCACTCCACGACCTACTGCTTCCTCGCGTCCATGCTGATGTACCCGCGTCCAGACATCATCGCCCCAAACAGGGAGCTGCCGAACCAGGGTCCACTGCGTACCGGCAACACAGGGCCTACGAACCAGGGGTAGCTAGGAGTGCGCAGAGCTCGTTGACGGGGTCGCGCTGCTTGCCCAGCTTGGCTATGGCGACCTCCATTGAGTACTTCTGCACGCAGTACGCGAAGCCCTGATAGACGAGATGTTTCTTCGCCGCGGACAAATAGTTGTACGCGTGTGCCAGCTCAGGGTCGCTACGTAGGTCATGCTCCACCAGGTTGCGCGCGCGTTTCTCTATGAGGTCTGCGAAGTTGACGTAGTGCAACCAGATATCTGGGTTGTGCGCCACCTCGCTCGCGAGATGTAGGTAATTCGTCTCCATGGCGAAGAAGCTGCTGGCCCAGAAGCGCACCCATTGCACCGCACGTAGCTGTGGCGCGTACGGTGTTTCGTACGTGGAGGCGTAGAGCTCGTGCATGGAGTCCGGGTCGCGAGCCAGCGGTTCCACACCCAGACCCATGGCGTCGTAGATCTCGATGAGGCGCCGCTCATTGCTCGAGGAGATAGCCAGCGCGCGGATGGCAAGGTCTCGAGTGCGGCATACGTCGTTACCGTCATCCATGGCGGCGAGTACCTCCATGATGTGGCAGCGCAAGTAGTAGACCTGTGGTCGCCCCTGGCTTGCACCACGGAACGTTTCCGAGACAAGGCGCCCTCTGAGGGTCCACTTGGTGACGGTGTCTACGTGTACTCCCATCAGCTCGGCAGCTTCGTGTCGAGTCACATAGGCGCTGAGGTCTGCCTTCATCGTCTCCTCGATGTTGTAGGAACTGGGGGGCGTGCCATATACTCGAATCATGTCGGACCTCCCCACGCAAGCGCTCTCGCAGCAGGCACACGCACACCCCCAGTCGGGTGAGCACCTTGAGGTGATGGGAAAGAAGGCGGCTGCGGACTGGCAGCGCGCGGTTTACCCGACCCTCACAGAAGCAGTCACCGCCACGGTGAAAGAAGCGCAGCTCTCCCCCGAGCAAGTGAAGCGGGTGGTTGAGTTCGCCAACACCAACGCATTCTTGTCGGAGTTCAAGAAAGAGGGTGCGGCGCACAGGGTCATCGAGTTTGCTGGTGGTCCCGCGGACTACAGCGAGATTCTGAAGGACCTCAACGATGGCGGTGGTGGGTCAGTCTTTGACCGTGGTACTGGCGACTACAACGCCCCCCCGTCTCACCACGGACACGCGAAGCACGCGTCTGCGGATGACGACGCGTTGATGCGCGAGATGTTCGGTGTGAAGGAGAGTTCGGCAGAAGAGCCCTTCGCAGAGCCGCTTGGCCCCATCGTTGACCTGCGCGACAAGCTCGCGGGTGCCGCGAACCACTTGCTATCGGAGATCAGCGGTCTCGAGATCGCCTACGCAGAGCTCGGGGACGCGGTCTACCACCAGGTGAAACAGGCCGCGCTCGAGGGAGTACCTCTAGGGCAGGTACTGCAGGCGTGGGAGACTGTGGCGCCCACCGAGGAGTACATCAAGGTCGCCTTCACACTGATGACCCCGCGCCTCCTGCGCGAGGGTGTGTTCGCCAGCTCGGACCTGATGCTTTCTTCTTTCGACAAGGTGGCCAGCGATGGCAGCCTTGTGAATGCAGAGCACCCGTTGGTGGTGTCATTTGGGGATTTCTGCGGCGTGCTGGAGAAACTGGCTGAGCTCCGCGGACTTCGGGACGAGGCAGTAGAGAACCACAAGGGACTCACCGGCATCCTGAAGAACGCCGGTGCAGTGACCAAGGCGGTGTCGCGCATCACTGACACCGCGGCTGGCGCAGCAGCAAAGGCCAAGCCGCACCTCAAGGCCGCACTGGGTGACACGGCCGGTGGATTGGCAGCGGGTGCCATCGAGTACGCCCCGCACGTGGGTGCCGCTATCGCAGGCAACGAAGCGTATCAACACGTCAAGAACAGTCCGAGTCTTCCTGCCCGCGCCGCGCGTGGGGCTGTGGACCTTGTTGCGCGACAAGTCCCTGGCACCCAAGCCGCCGCCGAACACGCGTGGAGAATCCAGAATGGCCAGTGAGAATCCGCTGAAGGTCTACTTCGAGAAGAAGGCTAGTTTCGGGCAGGAGCTTGGGCAGGCCGCTGGAGAAGCATTCTCCGCGAAGAACATGGCCAAAGGTGTCGTGGGTGCAGGCGCAGGTGCTCTTGCGGCAGGGGCCATCGCCGGTATCGGTGCCGGCGCGTCTGCACTCCACGACGCTATTACGAAGTCTCGCGACTTCAAGAACATGCTCGCTGAGAACGAGGATGTAGCGAAGCTGCATGCAGAGAAGCCTCGCGAGTTGAACCGTATGTTCTCCACGCTGCGCACCTTCGCTCCTGAGTTCACACGAGACCCCATGGTGGCCGGTGCGTACATGCGCCAGATGATGGACAGTCCCCACGGTGTGGGTGGCTTCGTCTCTGACGCATTGGACTCGCGCAGGAAGATGGTGGGTAACGGAAGCGGTGGTATTGGACAGGAGATGCTGACCGGTGCCAAGCGCGGCATTGGCGGCGGGTCGAAGTCCCAGCACGGGTAGTCGCAGGTACCGTGCTCAAAGTCGCGCTGTTCCGTGGTGAGGACGAGACGGGGGTTCACACCTTCCCGTTATTCGGTCCATCGGACGCCGTGTTTGAGAAGACCGCCGCGCCTGACCTACTGCCCGAGGTCGCGCGGTATATCGCGTCGCTCAAGCCCAGCAAGAACTCGCAGTACGTCCTAGTCAACGCGATGGGGGCCAGCGAGTACTGGGGCGCCAACGTCAACGGCGATGCCTTCACTGAAGAGTGCCTCATCCACAAGCCGGATGACTGGACTGGCAATCCACTACTCGACAAAATCAAGTCGAAGGAGTGGGCGTACGGCTTCCCCACCTTCTACAACGCACATCCCTTTGCGCACCATCGCAACAAGGATGCAAAGCGCGCATTCGGAGAAGTAGAGCTTGCAGCGTGGCACCCACGCATGAAGCGGGTCGAGCTCGTGGTCCGCGTGGATGCAGACAAGTGCCAGCAGTTCGGTGGCACTGGTGTCTGGGACAAGTTGCACGCCGGTCAGTTCGTGGACGTGTCGATGGGTACGCGTGTTCCGTTCGACACGTCATCCATTACGCTTGACTGGGACCTGTACCGAAAGGCGCAGGCTACCTTCGATCCGAAGAAGCACCGCTCTCCAGGTGACGCGGTGCTTGAGTTCCATAAGGACCTCATCAAGCGCACCAAGCGAGGCATCCCTGGTGTCTCCATCACGCGCACAGACTACGACGAGTTCACTAGGAAGAACCTGAACCGCATCCTCCCTGATGGGCGGAAGGTGTTCGTGTTCAACGACTATCCTCGGTTCTTTGACATTAGCTTCGTCTTCATTGGCGCTGATAAGACGGCCAAGGTGATGATGAAGATTGCAGGCGAGGGCAAGTCCTACTTCTTCATGGGTGGTGCAGAGCTCGCAGAGAAGCTGGGTTACGACGAATCCATCCCTGAAGGCGATAAGCTCGCAGCTGTGTTCTTCAAGGGCGCCAAGGACAAGGGCGCAGAGATCATCAAGGACACCCTACCAAGTCAGTTCGCAGCCAAGGCTGTGCCGGTACTGACGAACGGCGAGCGGGACATTCCACGCGACATACTCGACATGTTGGGTGAGTCACCACTCGAGGAGGCGCTTTCCACACCTTCTGGACTTGGGATGGTTCTGCGACCGAGGGAGTTCCAACGCATCATCCTCATCCAGATGGGGAACCGTCCTCTTGCTGATGAATTAGAGCGCAAAGGAACGGTCTTTCCTAAGACAGAAGAGAAGCTGGATGTACCGATGGGACCGGAGTTCTTCTCTGCAGCACTGGCGCAGCTGCTACTGCCACTGTTGGCAGAACGTTCCGCATTCGGAACGCATGTAGAACAACGCATTCTTCTCCCGCATGGTGGTCCCAAAGAGAAGCGTGGGACGGCTTCTTCCCTTCCCTCTGTTTCGCTGCGTAAGATAGGAGCTGCCTACAACGGATATCGAACAGGGATCATGGACCTCGTCGCGTACGCACAAGAGTTTGTTTCGTCTCCGCAGTTTGCGAAGACGGCGCAGGCGCGTAAGCTCGCTTCGGCTTCTGTTGATTCGTTGTTCACTCCACTCTCAGCTCACTACCTCAAGCTGGCCTACTGGGACGAGGTTGGTGTACCGTCTACAACTGTCGCCGAAGCAGTAGAGGGGGCACCCTCTAACTACCCCCGGCCCGTACCCACTGGAGACTCCTGATCATGCCCGACATGAACGACTACCTCGCGCAGTTCTACGGCACGGCCAAGGTGGCCGCGGCCCCCGTTGTTTCGGACGACGAACTGCAGAAGCAGGCGTCGGTGGACATGTTCCTCAAGGTCGCAGCCGCTGAGAACATCGACCTCCACTCCCTTCCCGATGAGCAGGTACAGTACCTGTACGGCGAGTTCGTGAAGGCCGCCTCCGAGGAGCCGCCGGAGGAGAAGAAAGAGAAGGAGAAGAAGGAGGAAGAGGAGAAGAAGCACGCGGCTGCTGCGGCTGAGCATGCCACGAAGCTAGCAACCACGGAGAAGCTCGCGGAGGCTGACTACCTCGGCCGCGTCATCGCGCATTCCTTCGTGCAGGAGCTCGGCAACATCTCCAAGGAAGCTGCCTCAAAGGAGGCTGCTGGGATGCCGGAGGCTCTACGCAAGGGTATCGAAGCTGCCAAGGGACACGCTGGCAAGGCTATCGGTGCGGCGAAGGAGCACGGCGCTGCAGCTAAGGAGCATGCAGATAAAGCCTTCGAGGCTGCGAAGGGCCATATGGGCAAGGCCGTGGCCGAAGTGAAGAAGCACCCCGGTGCTTCACACGCGGCTGCTGGCGCCGCTGGAGCAGCTGCCGGTGCGGCTGCGATGCACTATGGCAAGAAGCACGGCTCGGCGTTCGAGCAGGTGGCCGGTGAGACCGCGGTTGGTTTCGCCGGTTCACAGGGCTGGGACACGGAGGAGGCGGGCCGCAAGGTTGCGGCCGTCCTCGAGCTTGGTCTCCTTGGGGAGAGCGAGAAGGTCGCGAGCGAAGCCGACTACCAGACCAGCATTGGTATCCGTGCCCTCGAGATTCTCGAGGTCGCTGGCTACCCCGTCACCTGGACAACCTGAAGGACAAGGGGATGAGAGGCCATGACCGTGCTCAAGCTCGTGAAGATGGGGGAAGCTCCTCCATCATCCACGGGCGTGAACGCGGACGCTCCCATCCCCGCCCCCAGCATCACTCCAACACAAGCACCGGGCAAACGCGGACCTGTAGGCATAGGGCCTCGGACCAATTACTCGCACGTCAATGCCGGTCTTCCGCCGGTGTCCGATGCGGGAGCAAGCGCGCAGAAGAGTATGCCCCCACAGGGCGCTGAGATGTTGCCGAAGCTGGCATCCGGAGAAGAGTTCATGGGAAACTTGGCAGGTCGTACGAGTCTGACGTCGATGGTGAAGACTGCGGTTGCCCAGACAGCAGAGCGCGTCCGGGTGACCAACGAAGCCCACCTTCAGTCTGTGAAGACGGCGGAGAAGGAAGAGAAGGACGGGAAGAAGTGCGAGAAGTGCGGCAAGGAGAAGTGCGCTTGCATGGGCAAGATGGCTTCCCGTGAGGTCGTCACGGACGACCTTGTCGAGAAGCTCGCCAACGCCTGCGACTTCGGGGCTGACCTTCTTCGCAAGGAAGCTGCCGGCATGGGCGGCCCGTACAACCTCACCGAGAGCAAGGTCGGCAACCCTCCGGGAGTCTCCGAGGCCATCGGTGGTGCGACTCTCAAGGACCACCACGGGCAGGGGGTCAACGTCGTCCCCAAGAATCCGGGTGAGCAGAAGGGTCTGCCTGGGGAGCACGGCGCTACTCAGATGGACAACAACCTCGATCACGGTGTCCCGGGCAAGATGCCTGCGAATATCGTCTCCGAGAAGAAGGGTAGCGCCCTCTCTCCCATCGCACTCATCCGCGAGAAGCTAGCGGCAGCGAAGACGGCCGCACCCGAGGCAGAGAAGAAGGAGACCGAGGGGATGGCCGAGGCCAAGAAGGGTCTCGACAAGGCAGAGAAGGCGCACGAGTCTGAGCCCGAGAACAAGAAGGAGGGCGCAGCTGCGATCTCCAGTCTCGCGGACGGGCTGCGCGCACACATCAAGCAGGCAGAAGACGCCATCAACCCTGCGCAGATTTCAGCAGGCGCTGCCGTTCCTCCGGACACGAGCGCTGCGGGTCAGCCCGGTGGTGAGCCTGCTGGCGGAGCCCCCAAAGGCCCGACCAGCCTCATCGGCTCCAACGAGTCCGCGCAGAACTACACGAAGGGGCAGTCACATGGCCCCCGCCGTGAGGAGCTCGGGAAGTACCTCAAGGAGCCCGCGCTCAGCATGGCGCATGACAGCACGCTACGCGATGTCCTCGAGCACACGGGGCAGGCGGGAACCAAGTTCGCGAGTGCCGATGCTGGCATCTCGCAGAAGACGGCGGCAGCACGAGTTCTTCTCTCTCGGCTCACCACAGCCATCCAAGAGACCGACGCGAACAAGACAGGGGCGTGAGGAGCCACCATGGACAAGATCAGCAGCCAGCAGCTCGCGGACGTCATGTCGGACGCCGCGTCCACTCTCCGCTCCCAGCAGGAGACCATTCACGACCTGCAGAGCAAGCTGGCGTCTCGCTCGATGCGTGATCGCGTCGAGAAGCTCGCGCACAGCATGCACGAGAAAGGAATCGAGCTCGACAGCTCGGTTGAGGTGCTTGCGGATCGTCTCGAGAAGATGGCCGAAGCAACTCCCGGAAAGCTCGACGCGATTGAACATGGCGTGGACATGGTTGGTCCCGACATGGGCATGAAGGTCGCGCAGCTCACGTCGGATGTATCGGAGCCTGGGGCACAAGCCTCCGACTTTGAGAGATTCATCGTCGGGACTGTGGGCTGACCGACCAACACGCACAACCGTTAGGAGATTCTCGTCATGTCTACGCTGCAGAAGATCAACTTCACCCCGGTCACCAGCATCCTGGATGTCAACCGCCGCGACCTTCCCATCGCGGACCCCACCCTCGTCAACCCGCTCAACAGCATCGTGCTGTGCGACGGCGAGTGGGTCACCATCAACACCAGCTACCAGCTGGTCCGGGCAACGAGTGACGTTGCAGCGCCGGCTGGCGGGTACGCCGCCGTTCGGAGCTTCCCGGTCTTCGTGGAGCGTGGCCGCTACGACGTCCAGTCGATGTCGCAGCACAAGGTCACCTTCCTATTCGGAGGGTTCTACGAGTTCGACACCCGCATCTTCGACGCCGCGGCGACGGTGCATGCTGGGGTGGCGATCACGTTCATCATGCAGCCGGTCAAGGTCGCTACCGTGTCGTTCAGCGGTCGCGCCTACTCCGGTCTCGTTGGACATGGCGGTGTGGGTTCCGACACGGACCCCATCGTCGGGTACGTTACTCGTCTACCGTCCAGCAATGGCGGTCAACTCCGGTTCATGACGGGTTACGCGCAGTAAACCGGAACCCATAGGAAAGGAAAGAGGCTACTCAATGAGTGTTCCGGCACGCGTTCTCAACGACCTGTTCACCACCAAGCTCGGCTCGTCCGACAGCAAGGAGAAGCTCGCGGAGTACGGAGGCTCGTACATCCGCGACCGACTTCGCGAAGTGTCCTTCACCCGGAAGATTCTTCCTCCGGAGCAGGTCACCCGCACGGACTGCCAGCGGTCCGTCAACCACGACACGCTCGTCAAGATCGTGGACATCGAGCCTCAGTCAAAGGCCATGACGATGGGCTTCCGTGGCACCCCCACGGCTCGCTTCATCCGAGGCCCCAAGGCTGAGATCGGGTTCTTCACGGTCAGCAGCGAAGTGTTCCAGAAGACGGAACAGGAGCTTCTCGCCTACGAGATGCCCATCACCAAGATCATCGAGGAGAACTCGGTGAAGGACATCCAGGAGATCGAGGACCATGAGTTCACGATCAACACGGAAGCCGCGTGCCAGTCCCTCCAGATGCAGGCCAACGGGGGCGTTGCTACAGCGCTCAACGCGACCACCATCAAGGCTGGCGGAGTCGTCGAGTTCTCCATCCGCAAGGGTGACCTTGCTCGTACGGCCACCACGAACGATGCGACGGTGCGCCCAGTTCAGCGTCCCGACCTCGTCAACCTGTTCAAGCTGTTGGACGGGAACCGCCTGCGTTCGGAGCGTCTGCTCACGACCGAGGTAGACTGGGACGACGTTCTTCAGTGGACAGTCGAGGACTTCGGCGACCGGATTCAATCCGAGACCGCGGTCGATGGGTACAAGTACAACACGCTCCTCGGACGTGCGTACATCCGTACCATCAAGACGGACATTCTCCGCCCGGGGAACATCTACGTCTTCACCAAGCCGGAGTTCTTCGGGAAGTTCTACATCCTGAACAACACGAAGTTCTACATCGACAAGATTGCGAACGTCATCACGTTCCAGGCTTGGGAAGATGTGGGCATGGGCCTACTGAACATCGCGGCGGTTCGCAAGCTCGAGCTCTACTCGGCAGACGCGAACCCCGTCACGAATGCGGACGGGCTGCTCACGAACTTCATCCCGCTCAGCGAGGACGCACTCGGCGCCCCGAACAACCAGGTCGATGCCGGCCTGTTCTTCCCCCAGGTCAACACCTACTGAGGGAAGTAGCAGTACGAGAGGGCGCATCGGACTTCCGGTGCGCCCTTTCTGCATTTGTGGGTGTAGACTGACAGCAGGAGACCACATGACTACTGCGTACAAGGTGATCAACGTCGCTCACGGGCGACACAACCGTGGGGCGCGTAGTGCTCTGCCAGCGAATCCTCGGATGAAGCAGCACGTCGGTGCCACGCAAATGCGCGTGCTACCAGGGCGTCCAGTGTTCCTATCCCAGGAGCAGTTCAACGAGTGCCTCCCAGAACTCCGCGACAAGACCGCTGCGCACATCTTCGAGGTACGCACACTCGATGACCGCATCGTGGACATGGCTACGCTGGCAGTAGCTGCTCCACAGGTCACGCCTCCGTTGGTAAACAAGCCGCTGGACTCCATAGCGCGCGACAAGCCGGCGGGCAGGTTGCTGCCACCGCAGCTTGGCGACGATGGGGCTATTCCGCAGGTACTGCCGCCTGGCATGAAGCCGGCGCTCCTCCATGAGGAAGAACCGCCTCCGCCAGACTTGCCCCCTGTCATCCCGGCACCAGAAGACCCTGAGCTCGACGCCGCCATCGCGGCTGCGACAGCTGGAGACACTGAGTCTTCGGTAGCTCCCGAGGAGACCCGCAAGAACAAGAAGAACCGTCGCTAGGAGGTCCCGTGCTCGTACACAACCTCACCGATGTAGAGACCGCGGTCCTGACCAAGAAGGGCATGGTCAGGATGCCTATCGTCGTGGGCCCGCGCCTGATTGTGCCAGGGCAGTCCATGGAGGTTGCAGATGACTGGCTACAGATGTCGCGTGCCGGCCTGCAGGAACTTGTGACCCACGGTGCTGCAGCGGTGGGGCCGCAGCCTCCGGCGTCTTACGTGCTAGCGAAGAATAGAACACTCCTGCAGTCGAAGTAGGTCCCATGCTGCACGCGAATCACCCGCTCCAAGGCATCCCGTTTGCGAGCCAGACCACCCAGGACTTTGTCCAGATGGTACGGCTCTACATGCGTGACTTCGCGGAGCTCAATCGCATCGTCTCGGGTGAGGAAACCAGCGACCGCATGATTGCGTGGGCCGTCTTCGACGCGATGAGCGACTTCAACGGCACACCGCACCTGACCTCGCTCACGCTAGAAGACCTGCTGCAGCGCAACCAGCATGCGCTATTGCTGCGCATGACAGTGTGCTCCGTGGTGGAAAGCGTGGGCCTACTGCAGACGCGCAACCACATCAACTATTCGGACGGCGGGACCAACGTCGGAGTGAACGACAAGACCCCGCTGCTGATGAATTGGCTGCAGTACTACAAGTCGTGGGTCACGCAGCAGAAGCAACGTGTGAAGGTCGCCCTCAACATCGAGGGGATTCTTGGGCCAAGCCAGACTGGAGTTCACAGTGAGCTCTGGAGCGTAAATGCAACGTACGCTGCCTACTAAGGAGAACAACGACATCTTGAATCTGCAGCTTCGCATAGGCAGGCACGGTAAAGGCGCTGCCTTCCAGTGCGCGGACTGTGGGTCACATAACGTGGCAGCGGTTCCGCTCGTTACCCCTTCCGTGAGAAACTAGCGCCATGGCTCAGAACAAGGTCTACAAGTTCCCAACCATCGACAAGCTGACCGCGTTCTTGAACGGTGCTGTCTTCGGTAACAACGTGCAGGTCACTATTGGCAGCGGTGGCGGCGGTACACAAGCTCCGGCCCTTGGTCCCGGCCTTGGTGGGTTGGTAGGGCTGACGCTCAAGACGAAGTCGCCCGGTCCGGCAGGTACATGTACCTTCGTGGCGTCTAACCTCGGCAGTGGTAGCGGCGTAGCCCCGGGCACGAACCCAGACCCAAACACCTTGCTGTTCAAGGACATCAAGGCACAGATCGAAGCGGCCATCTCGGGGGTTGTTGTTTCGATGGCTACGGGCGTTCTTCAGATTCTCGAAGTGACCCCCACGAATGGCGTCACGGTAGACGCTACTGGCACGGCCAACAGCATCCTGGGCTTCGACATCAACAACGACTCGGTGGGTAAGCTGTACACGCCGGTCGAAGTGACTCCGACAGCGCCCTGCTGGACGTGGTCGGACACCGACAACAACGGTCAACTGGTGATCTTCACCTGGGAGTGAGCGATGAACGCCTTCGAGAACGCATTGCTCAACGGATTGCCGCTCGCAGACGCAGCGGCCTTTCACGTTCAGCTCCTGGGGTACGACAGACCGAAGCTGGCCACGGCAGGAGGCATGGCCCCGCCTGCTCTTCCAGCTACCGCCACCGGACAGCAGATGCCCGCGCCTGCTCCCATCACGCTGCCCAACACGGCCATGGGGTCGAACACCGTGAAGGCGGCAGGGTTGTTCTCCAAGAAGCCACCCGCGCCTGCGCCTCATCTAGCGAAGTACGAAGCCGCTGGGTATTCCCCCTCTGCGGAGGTGTGGAAGAAAGGCTTCGGACTCAACGACCACGATGCCGCCTCTATGAAGGAGGACTGGCATAAGATCCGCAAGCAGATGACCGACGCAGGCCAGCTACACGACCTACGTGATTTCCATGAAGCGTTCTACAAGGCGGAGCACGCTACCAAGACGGCTGCCACGGACAAGTCTCCCGAGGAGGTCGGCAAGGAACGAGCTCGAGCCTCGCTCAGCGCGGAACACGAGAAGGCACAGGCCCACAAGCGTGAGCATGGAGGTGGTCTCGTCGGCAGCCTTACAGGCGCCGCGCTTGGTGGAGCTGCTGCGCACCACTACGGCAAGGGCAACCCGCTCGGTACCATCGCAGGCATCATGGCGGGGCATCATATTGCGGGGAAGACAGGGCGCGAGGTTGGTGCTGTGATGGACCAGCGCGCGCACGAGAAGAACGCAGCGGACATGTCCAAGCTCGGTGCTGCAGTGAAGCGCGCCTTCGAGGGCGTGCAGAACGCCGGTATGGGTATGGGGGCATCGTCTCCCGTGGACCCTCAGCAGGCTGCACAGGCACTCGACCAGCCGCCCGCTAAGCCGGTCCCTGTGCAGCCTGCGCTCGACGAAGCCACGCAGCAGTACCTTCAGCTGCAGCAGGCACAGGCGGAAGCTACGGACGCGAGCGCGGTGCAGTTCTATCAGCAGAAGCTCGAGGAGCTGAAGGCGCAGATGGAGCAGGCCACGCAGGAGAACCAGCAGCTTCAGCAGGAGCAGGCCGCGCACGAGGCTGAGCTCGCGCAGATTCAGGCGCAGGTGGCCGACTCCACCCAGAAGGCCATGACTGCGTCAGACCAGGTGCTCAAGGAACAGCAGGGCGCCGCTGCGATGCGGATGGCCTACCAGCAACTCCGCGGGCAGATCCTCAACACCGTCTCGAGTGACCCTCCGATGATGAGCTCGGACCAAGCTGCCATGGCAGCTGCCAGCACAGGTCAGGCAGGGGCTGCACCAGGCGGAGCTACTCCGGATGGAGGAGCCACGCCCGCGCCAGCTGGGGCCGGGGGTCCTGCAGGGCAGGCCCCTGCGCCGGGCACTCCCCCGGGCTCCCCTGCTCCCGAAGGAGACCCCACGGTTCCCAACGCGGACGGTATCGCGATGAGTAAGCCGATGATGGACACGGCGCAGCCGGCTACCGCTGTAGGTCAGAAGGACCAGCAGAAGGTGGGCTCCGCTGTGTCGGCAGCGTTCAAGGAGCTCAAAAGTCGCGCTCCTCATGCCGCTGCGGGTGCGGTTCTTGGTGCCGCAACCGGCGCTGCTGAGGCACACCACAGCGGCAAGGGCATGAAGGAGAGGCACGACAAGCTCGAGGCGAAGTCAGACCGTAGCTACTCCGAGACCAAGGCGCTGGGTAAGGCCAAGGGCAAGATGCTGCTAAGTGACTACGCCAAGGAGCACCCTGGTAAGTTCACGGGTATGAGTGCGCTGGCAGGTGGTGCGCTGGGTGGTGCCGTGGGGCCAGACATTGTGCGGGGGTTGAAACACATTCGAGAGAACGTGAGTGCAGCGCGCGTTGCCAAAGGAGCTGAGTGATGTTCGAGGAATACCTTGAGGTCTCGTACGAGAAGCAGACCCGCAAGCAGGCCACTTTCGAGGTGGTCGGGTTGCTCGAGGGACTCCCGGACTGGGAGGTCGAGAAGATCGCTGAAGGCGTGCCTGTTAGCGAGCTCTACGGCTACCTCGACCACCGCGCGCCCGGCACACCTGGGGTGAAGACCGCGAGCTCTGGCGAGCTGACCAAGCTATGCGGCGGAGACAACGACCTCACCTTCCTCGAAGCGTTCAAGGGCACCCCGCTCTTCGACCAGGCCATCGCCCTCGAGCAGGAGGAGATTCAGGCCGCAATGCTCGACCAGCAGAAGAAGCAGGAGCGGCGCGCCATGAACCAGGGTGATGACCAGCTGTGGGATGCACGCGACAAGATTCGTTTGCGTAAGCGCCTCCTCGAGCTTGAACTGGCCAAGCAGCAGAACGGTGGCTCTCCTGCGGTGGCACCTGGCCCAGGCGCGGAGGCTCAAGGCTCTGGTGCCCCAGGGCCTGTCCCCGCAGAAGGTGTGCAGGATAGCTCCAGTGGTCTCGGTGGTGGTGTCGCGAAGATGGGTAGCACGAAGCACGCCGATGAGTTCGATGGACAGGGTCTGCACCCCAGCCTGGTGTCTGCGTATCGCAATTACGGTGCGAAGCAGACGAAGGGTACCAACCTGCGCGAAGGACTATCAACGGTTGGCGGAGCTGCCATGGGGGCAGGTGCTGGCGGCGCGCTAGGCTACGGTGTGGGGGCGTTGGCCAAGGGTCTCGGCGCGAATGCAGACCCGAAGAGCCTTGCCATGATTGGCGCTGGCGTGCTTGGCGTCTTGGGGATGGGCGCGGGTGCCATAGTGGGCGGTAGCCACGGTAACGCAGACGTTGCACTGGGGAAAGCGCACGAGCGCGTACTCAGCGCAGAAGACAAGTATGCAGAGGCCGAAGAGAAGGTTGCATTCGCCGACAAGATGGGGCGCATGCTAGCGCGCGCTGAGTTCGCAAAGATGGCGCAGGCCGGCGAGCTCTTGAATGTGGGCGGGATGGCAGGTGCGGGACTCGCCAAGGTCGCCTTCGGGGCCGCCGACATGGCAGGACTAGCCGGCAAGGCCGTGGGCCTGGCGAAGAAGAATCCCGCACTCGCCGGTGCTGCTGTTGGTGCCGCAGGTGGAGCACTGATGGGAGGCGAAGGTAATCGCCTGGGTGGAGCTCTCGCGGGCGGTGCTATGGGTGCGGGGGCAGGGCACGCTGTGCACGGCGTTGGTGCTCACATGGCAGCCGGTGCCTCTCTAGGGGATGCTGCCAAGACATACGGCGGCGGCATGCTGCAGAAGGCCAAGAACATGGCCGCAGGCGCGGTACCCGGCAAGGTCGCCAACAACGTGCAGTCGATGCCTGCAATGCCGGACCTCCGGCGCTAAGCAGTACGATGGCAGTTCTCCTCGAGCTACGCCGTCTCCGCGTACGGTCGCTGGACTGCGACTTCAACGAGATGACGTGGGAGCTCGAGGACACCTCTGAGGACGTGCTCGACTACACATTCCAGGTGCAGCGTAGCGAGTCCGGCAACGGCCCATGGGATGCGCTTGATGCGCCGTTCTCAGACAGCTACCGCTTCATCGACAACACTATCCACACAGGGCATCGCTGGAGGAAGTACTTCTATCAGCTCCACGTGGTGCACGTACCCACGGGGGACTTCAAGGATTTCGGTCCCGCCACCAAGGACCCTGACCCAGACCTCATCGCCCTCGAGCTCCGCCGACATAACGCTCTGTTATTCAGGGAGTTCGCAGGCAGGCGCTGCTGGGTACTTCCGGTGCGCACGTTCGGCCAGCGCTGTACCTGCTGGAACCCGCAGCTGCGGCAGGCCACACGCTCAGGTTGCAAGACCTGTTACGGCACAACGTACGTGCGCGGGTACATGCACCCTGTTGAGAGCTGGATGCAGATTGATCCGTCTCCGAAGTCTGAGCAGAATACCAATGTGGGTGCGCAGCAGCAGTCGAATACAACCATGCGCATGCCGTGGTACCCACCGCTCAAGCCGCGTGACCTGGTCATCGAGGGGGAGAACCGTCGTTGGCGAGTGACGTCTGTATCGCAGACGGAGAAGGGACGTGCAGGCATCCATCAGGAAGTAGGGCTCCACGAGATACCACCACGTGACCTGGAGTTCGACATCCCACTAGACCTGGGCATCCCGTTGCGCGACTTGTGGCTCAGTCCCTCACGCAACTTCTCGAATCCCACCACGCTCGAGGGGTTCATGGACGAGAAGCTGCCTGCCATATTCGACCTGTACCCAAAGAAGAGGAACTCGTGAGCCTTCCCAGCATGTTCTCGTACTTGTCCACTGAGGACGCGGCCAACATCTGCAAGCTGGCTGAAGAGCAGAAGCCGGGAGCATGGAGGACTCACATGCGTGCTGGCGTGCGGAACTCTCTTGCCTTCGGAGCAGGTACCGCAGCCGGTGCTGGCGCAGGGCTTCTCGCGAGCAAGATCTACGCGCACTACAACCAAGGGCAGAAGATACCGCTCAAGTATCTGGGCGTCGCAGCCCCTGTAGTTGGCGGTCTGCTAGCATCAGCGTACCAGCGCGCACACAGCAGCCAGGAGGAGGATATCAACCGTGCCCTCGCGAATCCCGACCACCACAGCAGCGGGGGCGTTTCCCGAGGATAGTTTCAAGTACTCCCCTCTCGAACACGTCAGCTCGCTGTACATAGCTTTTTACCAGGGACTCTTCAATGCGTCTCCACCAGGTGCCTACCACTGGTCCGGTGATGATGACCTGACGGAGATCTACATCTCCGGAGAGAACCCGCTCAAGGACACATCGATGGGCACTCGCCCTGGCCTGTGCTTCACGCTGGGTCCCGTGCAGTTCTACTCGCTTGGGCTCGATGACATGATGAGCTACGACCCTGCAACAGGGACGAAGCGGAAGTCGGTACTTGTCCCAGGGACGATGACCATCAACGCGTGCTCGAGAGTACCTACGGAGTCGAAGAACATCGCGTGGGTGTGTGCGGAACAACTTTGGCTACATCGCGAGATGTTGATGGCAGAAGGCTTCTTTGAAATCGGGCGGCAACCAGGTATCGGGTCTGTCTCTTCTGCTGGCGCTATCGTGAGTGGTGATTCAGCAGATGAGTGGTACGCGACGTCGGTGTCTTGTCCATTTCAGTTCTACCGAACTTCGCAGACGAGCCCGTTGAACAAGCAGATTCTACAGGGGCTGCAGCTCAACCTGCGTCAGCGGCTCGCCACCATACGTGCGCAGTCTAAGGATGGCGGTGGACCTATTGGCACACTTGGTCCCGGTCTACCGTTTGAGTTTGATGCGCGCTACCCACCCGCGTTCGCCCCTGCGGCCAGTGACGTATACGGTGGTACTCCACAACCGGGAGAACGCGCACCAGAACTGCTGACGGTGCCCGACCCCCGCAACCCGGCACAGCGCGTCTTCGTTCGTTCTTCTCGACCTAACTCCCCCGCGGTGCGCCCCCCGAGCATAGGGGGACGTCCTATTCCCTTAGCAACTCCGAGTGTGGAACAATCGACCTGCAGTCCGGTACAGCGCGTGCGGATTCGATGAACCCTATGTCCTCTGAGAAAGCGAAAGCCAGCGCAGCACAGAAGCAGCGCGCAGCTACGCTTGTGGCAACGGGTAGGTGTCAGCAGTGCATGCAACCGAACAGCAACGGTGGCAGGCGTTGCGGCGGCTGCATGGCGAAGGAACGTGACAAGTACCATGCACGCGCAGCGCGCGGCGAGTGCACCGTCTGCGCTGCACAGGCTACTGCAGGTATCTTCTGCTTTTCACACTGGCTGAAGAACATTGGCAGCTTCCACAAGCTGAATCGGCGCAACGGTGGGCTGGATATGCTTCGCCAGCTTTGGGATAGGCAGCACGGTACCTGTGCACTGACAGGGGTCAGGTTGGTGCCCGGCACCAATGCAAGCCTTGACCACATAGTGCCCGTTTCTAAGGGCGGCCCCACGGTGCTGGACAATCTTCAGTGGGTGCTCACCGACGTCAACCGCGCGAAGTTTGCGCTGTCTACAGTGGAGTTCATCGCGCTGTGTCGCGCAGTAGTACTCGCAGCAGACTTTGCTGCTGTTGAATCAACGAGCAGTCAAACACGGGACACTAGGAGTAACTGAACATGGCCGCATCGTTGCCCCAGCCCGGGGTTGAAGTCATACAGCAGTTCTCGGCGACCACGCCGACGGTCATCACGCCCACGCTTGTTCCGTGCATCGTTGGTGTCTGCCGCCAGGAAGTCGATGTTCTGACCACCAATGCTGCTGGTGCGCAGGTCCTCAACAGCGAGGCACAAGTACCGCTTCAGGCAGCGCTCGTCGCAGTGCCTGCTGTGGGTACGCCCCCGGTGTATGCGGGGCTCGACGGTCTCGACCTCGTGCTTTCCCTTGGGAATGGGCCGCCGCTGACCATTGAGTTCGCGGGTACCCCACTGTCTCCGGCCCAGGTTGTGGCCACGATTCAGGCGGTCTTCGCAGCCAACAGCATCGTGAACTACATCGTGGAGGCGGTAGGCACCACCCAGTGGCGCATCCGCTCTACGGCGGCGGATGACTTCCAGACCATCGTGGTTGTCACTGGCACGGACCCCGCGGTTCTTGCTGCGTTCGGCTTCTCCGTTGGGCGTGAGTACACGGGTGCTAGTTTCTACACCCAGGACATCACACCCATCCTCATCGAGAGCTTTCCCGACCCGAACAACAACATCGCCGAGATCGTTGTGGAGCCGGACACTGTTCGTGTCTTCCTTTTCCTCGGTGGTGCGGGTCTCGGCAGCGCGTTGCTCGAGGTTACGCAGACGTCCGCGTTTTTGCAGAACGGCATCGGCACGCAGGCCACCATCACAGGTGACGTGGCGCTCACTGCCATCACGTACGCAACGTACGCGACAGTGACCGGTGATACGGATGTCACCTCCGGCCTGCTGTACGGCGGGGGCGGCACGCTGGACGGCACAACGCTCATCCTCAACGTCAACGGAGCGGGAGCGCTCACGCTCGACCTGGTGGGCACAGGCAACGCGGCTAGCGAGTCAACGTTGCTTGCCGCCATCGCGGTGGAGTGGCCCGCGATTGACCCCACGGTGGTAGCGACTTTCCTCACGCTGACAGACCTGGTGCCTGGTGCTGCGGGCAGCATCACTGTGGGTGGCGGCACCGCGAACACCGCGCTCGGACTGTCCACTGGACCGCATGTGGGCGTGGCTGGTGAGCTCGATGGGGAGACGGTTCTCATCTCCCTCAACGGTGCGACGCCGCTCACCATCACCTTCGGTGTGCCGCTCAGCATTGGAGACATCCTCTCCACGTTCACTTCTTCTCTCGGTGCGCTGGCAACCGCGACTGAGCTCCCTACCAGTCACTTTCTGCAGCTGCAGAACGTCTCGTATGGCGCGGACTACTCGCTGCAGCTCACAGGCGGCACCGCGCTCACCAACTTAGGGCTTACGGCAGGTGCTCCAGTTCTGGGCATCGCGGGTGTGCAGGCACTCAACGCGGGTAGTGGCTCCGCTGTCACCACCATCCTCAACTTCCCAGGCGTGAACTTCACCGCAGCTCCAGGGAGCGCATCCATCGTTGGGACCGTGGCTCTCACGGTTGTGACGGATGGGCTCACTCTCGAGCTTGATGACGGTACGGGTCCTCAGACGCTGTCCTTCCTGGGAGCCTCGACGCCGACGCTCATCAAGGCGCAGATCAATGCGCTATTCGGTGAGGCTGCTGGCGGACAGACCATAGCGACAACCAACGGCTCTGGTGACCTCGTGCTCACGAGCACCCAGCTTGGGGCTGAGTCCATCCTGACCATCATCGGAGGCACCGCGCTTACCGTGTTGGGGCTGGTCACTGCCCAAGCAGCGGGTACTGTGACGGGTGCGCCCTACCAGCCGCTCCCAGGTGACACCATCACGGTCGATGGGACGGCTTACGCGACCATCGTCAAGGTGGCTCCTGGCGGCGTCACGAGTCAGCTCCAGATCAGCACCCAGGTGCCGGTCTCGAACGACGTGGGTAACGCTTGGTACATCACCGCCAACGGGTTGAGCATCGACAACGCCAACACCGGCGTGACGCGGCCCATCCCGAACCTCACGGTGGATGACATCGGGGACGCCACCATCAAGGCGAACGTTCTTCGCGATATCCAAGGCAACCCTGTCGCCACGGCACGCGCACAGTTCTACGTGCAGTACCGCGCGCTGCGCCTCGATGTGACTGCGCAGGCCGCCAACGCTGGCCTCCTTTCTTTCGGGGACACTACGACGCTGGCCACGAACCTGAGCCCCATCACCTCGGACAACCCGCTGGGGCTGGGCTTCTATTTCGCTCTGCTCAATGCACCGGGCATCGCGGTAACTGGCATCGGTGTCGATGAAGAGTCGGAGGGGTCTCCCTTCGGCACGCTCGACGGCTTCACGCGCGCCGCACAGTTCCTCGAGAGCTACGAAGTCTACGGCATCGCCCCGCTGACCCACGACCCCACGATCTTCCAGGTATTCAACACGCACGTCACGTTGATGAGCGGACCGGAGCAGAAGGGCGAGCGCATCGTCCTCATCAATCCGACTATCCCCACCACCTACGTGGACACGCTGGTGGCCTCGGGCACGGATGGCAATACCACGCTGACCGCGAACCAGTTCGACACGGGCATCGCGGGTCTGGATTCCTTGCTCGTAGCGCAGGGAGAGTCTGGTACGGGCCCTTACTCGGTCACGGCAGGCATCTACCTCGACATCGGGGACGGCAACCACTACAGCGTCGTCAACGTCGTCGGGTCTGTACTCTCCATCCAGACCTCGGGCTTCTTGCCCGGTCAGAATGACGATGGCTACTACGCCACTACGCCGCTTCCGACACCGCTCATCTCCGAGCCCTTCGCGCTCCGCATCCGTGGTGCAGCACTCTTGCTCCCGGATGGGATGCCGGACTACGACAACATCGCGCTGACTGTGCAGGAGATTGCACAGGGCTACGCGAACCGCCGCGTGTGGTCCACCTTCCCGGATATGTGCTCGGCCACTATCAACGGTGTCCAGCAGCAGCTCGACGGCTTCTACTTGAACGCCGCCATTGTCGGGATGATTGGAGCACAGCCTCCGCAGCAGTCGTTCACCAACTTCCCCATGACTGGGTTCACCAGTGTCATCGGCTCGACCGGCACGTTCAGCCAGTCGCAGATGAACATCATGGCGGCAGGTGGGAACTACATCATCATCCAGGACAGCCCAGGCACCCCGCTGTACAGCCGTATGGCACTCACGACAGACATGACGTCTGTCGAGACACGCACGGACTCTGTGACGAAGATTGTGGACTTCGTTGCCAAGTTCCTGCGCACCGGCCTGAAGAATTACATCGGGCGCTTCAACATCACCCAGGGCTTCCTCGACTCTCTCGGGCACGTCATTGCGGGTCTACTCGGATTCCTCACGGACTCGGGTGTGCTCATCGGTGCGAGCTTGAACAACCTGGTGCAGGACACAACGGAGCCCGACCAGGTGGACGTTGACATTACGTTGGACGTTCCCCTGCCGTGCAACTACATCCGCTTGACCCTCACGATCTAGTGTGACATCAAACAAGGAGGAGACTCCTTGATGAACACACGACACCCTGGACGACCGAAACAAGAAGGACCGTGGCCCCCGTGCAAAGCGAAAGGATGCAGTGCGACGACCGAAGGCGGAAGCAAGGGCTTCTGCCATACGCACTACGTTGCTGCGCGACGGGGGCGGCTGTCTTGGGAAACGGGGGGAGCGCTTCGCCCTCTCCTGCGGCTCACCTACAAGAAGGACCCACCAGGGTCTTTCGTGGAGTGCCTCATCACGGAATGTATGGCGCCAGCACGCAGCAGAGGCATGTGTGCCACGCACGCGCAGCGACGGCGTGTGGGGCTGATCGACGCTCAGGGAAACAAGCTGCGCGAGCCACAACCGTTCCGTCGTCCACGCAAGAAGGAACGCTGGGTGGGTCGCGAAGGGTACGCGCTGGTGCAGGCACCGTACGGACACCCACGCGCCAGGCAGGACGGTTCCATCCTCGAGCATCGCTTGGTGATGGAGCAGGCGTTGGGACGCTTCTTGGAGGAGTGGGAGATCGTCCATCACAAGGATGGCAACCGCGCAAACAACATCTGGGAGAATCTGGAGCTACTCGATGGCCGCGCCAAGCGCGACGGCGAGGCGCACCCACCTGGGCACGAGATGGACGCAGGCACGGCTGTGCAGCTTCTTCTTCAACAGGACACACTACCCTTTTCTCTGCGGCATCTCCTGCTGGAGTACCGCAGCAGTCTGCGACACGTACCCTCAACCATCACACGACTCCGAGCCTGACTCACTAAAGGGACACCACCATGGCAGGGAACTTCTCAGACTGGGCGCCGTACTCGAACTACGTCCAGGCGGGCTTGGTCGATGGAGCCTACGCGAACGCAGGCTTCACCATGCTCGCAGCGGGTCCGCCCCGGCTTGCGAACATCGGTGGAGCTGCCGCGGTTGCTGGCGCTGTCGCGGGCAACGGCCAGGCAGCCAACCAGATCGTCTTCCCCATCGGCGTCATCCAGAACTTCAACCTCTCGCACACGCGGCAGTTCTCCCGCATCTTCGAGATTGGTTCTGAGCGCTCCTACTTCATCGCGGGCAGGACGGTCGGGCAGCTCGGTCTCGGGCGCATCTACTATCATGGGGCCTCGCTCCTTCGCATCCTGTACGCGTACTACCAGGACCTCATCCCTCCGACGGTCGTTCCGGCGATGTTCCCCAACGCTGGTGCGGCGTCGGTGTCCAACCCGCACGATGTCATCATCCCTCCGGGCTACGAGAACATCTACGTCAACCTGGCGTCGGACTTGTTCGCGCAGCCCATCGGCATCCTGATGTACATTCGCGACATCAATCTCGACACGCTCGGGGCGGTGTACTTCGAGGCATGCTACCTGCCGAATCACAGCTGGGCGACGGATGCCCAGGGCGTTCTCATCCAAGAGTCGGTGGCCGTTCAGTTCGAGCGCGCAGTACCGGTGGCAGTCTCTGCCCTCACGCTTGTCACCAACAGCACCTCCTCGAACGCCGGTGGCTCCGCAGCTACCTTCCCGGGCATCCCGAACTCCTAGCCCATGACCGGACCCGCACTACTGCCCGTGGCGTTCGCGGGGCAATTCGAGCTTGCGGCAGACCAGTCTCTGCCGCAAGACCCGATCCCGTTCACCTACGCTGGGTCGTACACCGCGCTGCAGTACAGCGGGCTCAACGTGTCTGGTTCAGGGACCGTGGACGTTCCCTTCGGCACGCTGAGCACCCCTGGACTCATTGGGCTTCTTGTTCGGTACGACGGACCGAACCAGGCAGAGGCAGCCCCGGTCTACCTCACCATCAATGGTGGGTCGGAGCCCCTCGAGCTAACGCCTGGTTCTTTCCTGGCGTATTTCAATGCTAGCCCGGTGGAGGGCGTCGTCTCTGCCAGCTTCGCGTTTACCAGCGCATGTTCTCTGAGGGTGTGGGTACTCGGATGAACGGCCCTCGTGCAGATCTTCTGAGCCGGTACGGCACGGAGGAGGTTCTGCGCGAGAAGAACGCGGGTGCTGGTTCTCTCATCGAGCGTATGGGCATTCTGCTACTCAACGAGGCGTTGCTCGCTAGTAATCACGCGGATGACGTGGTTGTGCAAGAAGAGCACGATAGGCAGTACGAGGGTCGCCGTGAGCATGCGCTCGCCAAGCTCGAGCCCGCACTGCATGCGCTGCAACATACGGATGTGCCGCAGATGGAGAGACTCGCTTCTGTTGGCGTGAAGATGGGTACTGACCTTGCGAAGATTGCGGGCATGGGCAGCCTTGTGGCGGGTGCCGGCAGGTTCGCGATGAAGCACCCCGGTCTTGTAGCGGGGGCAGGAGTACTTGGTGCTGGAGCTCTAGGTGCCAAGGCAATCAACACCGGAGTACAGGCGTTGGGACAAGAGCCCAAGGGACCTGCTACATTCGGTGGTGGCCGCTTTGGCACTCAACTAGCCAACGGCGTAAATCAGTACGGTCAGCCCCAGCTCGGTACACCACTACTCTAGGAGAACATCATGAACGGTTCAGGACTCTGGGGCACGCAGTCCCCGACCCATCCCCACCTCATCATCGGCCCCGGTGGCATCGCGAAGGAAGTCGCGGACGTCCGCAGGGACCTCATGGCCACCTTCGCTCCTCTCGTTGGCGTTGCCATCGAGGAGTACGACGCGCCGCCTGCAGCGGTACCCGCCGCCATCATGGCAGTCACGGCGTCCTCACTGTCAGCGCAGGACTACCAGTACGCGCAGCTCACGGGTTCTGTCGGCGACGGCGCCATCAGCCCCCCTCGCAACATGACGGTCACTACGGCAGGTACGACGGCAACACATGCCCCTGCAAGTCTTACTGTCAACGGATTCGATGCGCAGGGCAACGCGCTCAGCGAGACCATCACCGGTACGAACGGCGGAGCAGCAACCTACACGGGCATCAAGTGCTTCGCGAAGGTCAACAGCGTGGTCACGCCGGCAGGCACTGGTACTGACGCAACGCTCTCCGTGGGTACGGGTGCTGTCATCGGCCTCAGCTCCACTCCGATGCTGCGCACTGGGCAGCTCGTGGGTCTCGTGCGTAATGAGATCGTGGATGGAGCCCTTGTCGGTCCTCCTGCAACTGGCACGCTCTCCACGGTTGCAGCGCATCCGCCTTTCGGTGCGTATGTTCCGGCGACTGCCCCCACGACAAGCGCACCTGCGATTGTTACGGGCACGGCCGACATCACGGCAAGCGCTCTCTACAGCTCCGGTGGCACACTTGCCGGCGGCGGCACTGGCCTCACGCTCATCCTGACCGTGGACGGGGTTGGACCCACCACGATGACGTTCTCTGGTGCTGGCACAGGCAACGATGCCAGTGAAGCAGCCATGCTTGCGGCTATCGAAGCTGAGTGGCCGGCGCTTACGGCTGTCCAGGGTGGCGGCGGTGGTAACAAGCTCGTGCTCCAGACGCTGCTGTCTGGTTACGCAGCGGCTGTCATCGTGGTCGGTGCAGGTACGGCCAACACGGCACTCGGGCTTACCTCCGCAACCACGCACGGTGGCGGGCACAACTACTCCATCGAGTACGAGCTCAACGGCAACCTGATGGTGGACGGTTCCTTCACCCAGTAGCTAAGAAGAAGGGCACGGACCCTACTTCATCCACCAGTAAAGCTCTGGTGTAACACCGGGCGCGGCGTCCTCCCAAGGGCGACCGCGCTCGATGCTTTCTCCCGTCTGAAGAACGGGTGCCTTGCGGGCGACCTTCGTCTTCATTGCCGCGGGCGCAGCAGGCTTTGGGGCAGCAGCGAACTCGAGCACGGCTGTGTTCAGCATCCGCTCTTCCGCTGGTGTTAGCGGACCAGGGGCGCGTCCACCGAAGCAGGATAGTAGCTCGCCTACTTCCGGACTGTATCGTGTTGGTTCTCGTTCGTAGTCGTCGATGAGCACGTCAACGTTCCCACCAAGCAGGCCGCGCAAGAGGGATTTCGACTCCCTCGGGTAAGGGGAGGGCGTCACCAACATCGGGTGCTCGCGCTCCCCCGACAGATGCATTGCCAGCTCCTCTACGCTTGGCACGAGTAGCGGGCTCACGTTTACGGTAGCCGAAGCGTAGGAGGCTGGAGGATCGACAGCTGCGGATGGACTCTTCAGCAAGGGCGCGTTCGGCTTCATTGGAGATAGCATCCAAGATCGCCTGCTTGTTGTCGATGACGTACGCCAGAAAGATAGCGGAGAACACCTGGTTCCGCGTGGGTGCGCGCCTTCTTTCGGCCTTGCACTGCTTCTGCACTTGCCACACCAGCACATCTAGCAGAACAGCGAGCTCACCAGACAAGATGATGTCGAGGCGCTTCTGTGGGATGGCAGTGGGCATGCTTCTACTTGCTCAGCCCAAGTACCTGAAGCAAGCACTTCTCGCAGAGCGCGGTCTCTGTGGCGATGCCAGGAGAAGACCCTTCTTCCGTGCCGACCAGCACCTTGGGCGCGTCCACTAACGCTTCGCTGATGGTGCCCTTGATGATGAAGCCGTCATGCGCCTCGAGCAGTACCGTGCCACAGCCTTTGCCGTCGCAGATGAAAACGGATCGTCGTGACATGTGAACACCTCCAAAAGAAAACCCCCGACACCTTGTGGGTGCCGGGGGCGGGTTGCTGCCTTACGTACTGCTTTAGAAGAGTAGCGGGCTCATCCGAGTCATGTTCCAGATGTCTTGGAGTTGCGCCCAGTTCATCCAGTTGTCATCGACCATCAGGTAGCCGTTGTTCCCGTAGGACGTGCCCCAGGAGTTACGCCAGATCCAGACGCGTTGCCCGTTGACGTAGTGCACGCCGGTGACCACCATCTCGTGGCCGCCAATGATGGCGTTCGAGTCCGGGGTCGTGAGGATCTGCCCAGGCTGGTAGGTCTGGATGGTCTGGTCCACGGGGGTGCCGAAGATGACCGGGTGATTCGAGCGGACAGACGCCTCGATCTGCGTGAGGCGCGGCGTCACAGCCTGCGGTGAGTCGAGCTGGAACCAGGAGGTAGCCTTATTGTCTGAGGCTTCACTGTACGCCTGCAAGGAGGGCGGCACGTACAACGTCGCGTCTCCGTAGGCCCAGGTGCTCTCCGAGCAGACGCCGATGCTGCCCACACGGTCCACGGCCAGGTGCGAGTAGGTCCCGCTGTCTTGGCTCGTGGTGCCCATGGAGAGGCGGCATAGCCAGTAGAGGAAGTTGCGTGAGAGCATCACAACGGCCTGCTTCTCCACCCCGAGCACGATGCTCATTGCACCGACCGTGGAGTTGAGGACGCAGGAGCCTTCATCCAGCTGGTCGTAGGCCGCCGGTTGGTTGGGGATGTCGTAGTCGCTGCCAGCCTGTGACGTAGAGGACATCTTGAAGGCGTGCATTGCGCCCTCGAAGGGAACAGGCTTGGGCAGCGTTGCGCGCAGCGCCGCCGGCATGTCCTTGTCGAACTTGTGATCAAGACGATACTGAGCGAAGTTCATTTGCATGCCTCCGCGACCACACAGCTTGCCGCTGCAGTGATACAGGCTGCGTTGAGGTTGACTCCGTTGGTGAGGTTCTGTCGGCAGGTCGTGGACCAGCTGACACCACTAAGGTCAGGGCCACCGATGAGGCGACCGCGGGTGTCCTTGCAGCTGAGTGCGAGGAGCTTCTGTGCCGCGTTCCAGCAGGCATCGTGCGGTTCTGCCGACGCGTCTGCCGCAGGGTGCGGAGTGGGCGGAGGAGGAGGTGGGGGTTTGGGCGCTGCAGCGTCTGCCACAGGACAAGGTGCAGCCATGGACGGCGCGCTGTCCGTCGAGGCCGGTGGGCACGGCGTGTGGCATGCAACAAGCGCTGCCACCAGTACAAACACGGGTAGGTTTTGCATGCCGGCTAGCATAGCAGTTGCAGTCTTCCGTTGTCCTTATCCCTTAGTTTCGAGTACAACTGCGCGCGCGTCGCGGGTACAAGGTACTTGATGAAAAGAACGCCGCTACCTTTCTCAGACCGCGCACTACGTGCCATGTGCACGCCTTACCCGGCGTTGAGCCCGTCCTTTCGACAGCTGGCCCTGCTGGGCTTTCGTTACCTTGTTCGCAAGATTCGTTCTTGGCGTTGACTTCGCGAACAACCGGAGTACTTGTTGTTCTCACGTTCTACTAAAGAACAGGAGACAGAGATGGCCTACGAGCGGATGACGTTGTCGAGTTTTCACGAGAATCTGAAGGCGGGGAAGTACGAGACCGCTACCGGCGCGCGCCGTGCGGTGGGCAAGGCCAACGACTGGAGTGCGCACGACAAGGTCGTGGCAGCTGGTCTGATCAACACACACTTCGGCGCTGACAGCGCCAAGACGGCAGCCCCCCGTGCAGCGAAGAGTACCGCGAAGAAGGTGGCCAAGAAGACCGCGAAGAAAGCAGCTGCGAAGGCTGCACCGGCCGTCGTGGCCCCGAAGAAGGTCGCGAAGGCAGCCCCGGCCAAGCGCGCGGTGTCACGCCGGACACCCACGATGAAGGCAGCGTCAACACCGGCAGCACCTGCCGCGGAGCTGACTGACAGCAGCTTCACGATGCCCATTCGCACGGCCCCCGCGCTCATCGGAGAGGCAGTGCTTCGCCAGAACAACGCAAGCAACATCATTTGCTCGTTGGCAGCGCTGCAGAGTCGTGATGCGTTGGAGCAGCGCGTCTACACCAAAGCCCTCGTGTCTGCCGAACAGTCTTTCGACACGGCGCTCACGCCGGCCGCGGCAGCACCGAAGCCCTTTGTGTCGCTGCGTGAGCAGATGGCCACGTCACCGGTCCCCCCGGCTTCGGCTCCTGGTACGCGTCCTGACGCAAAGGCCATCGAGCAGGTGAGTGCCGCCACGCGTGCCATGGTGGGTGGTGAGTTCACCGCTTCGTCCAACGCTACGCCGGCAGCGCAGCCCCTCGGCTGATGGACCGTGGCGCCATTCTTCTAGCTGACCTTCGGGTCAAGCTAGAGGCACGGCGCGACATGCTTCAGCGCGCTACTTACGCAACAGTCACGATAGAAGCACGACCTGCAGGCGAGTTCGCCGTGCGGGTCAGCTGGCCCGGGGACACCTACGAAAAGGTGTTCACCCGGGCCTTCGTCTTTGGTGCGTCGATGCGACGCGCACCTCCCCTGTGGACGGTGCAGCGGCGTGCCTGCGATCACACCCGAGACATCATCACCGAGGTACTTCAACGACGAGGAGTGTGATGAACAACGACTACTTGAAGGATGATCTGGTCATCCGAATCAGTCCGGATGGAATAGTACGTGTCGCGTTGGGCGAAGAGCCTATCGGACTTCTCCAGCGAATAGAGCTGGAAGCCAAGGCCGCTGAGGTGCTGCCGAAGATCGTGATGCACGGGGCTGCGTTGCCTGGTAGTCCGCTACCTGCGTACTTCGAGCGAATCAAGAAGCTCTTTCCTTACGCCGAGCTCGCTGTAGAACGCTTCGAGCTGCCGGTGCTGAAGTGAAAGGGAACGGGGACTTCTCCATTGGCAGCCAGGTCTGGCCTGGTGTGTCCAAGCTCATCGAGGAGATGGGCGAGCTCCAGCAGGTGCTAGGCAAGCTCGTGGGGGCAGAGGGGGAGACGGAGACGAAGCACTGGGACGGCACGCACCTGCGGGCGCGTCTCGTGGAAGAAATAGCGGATGTGCGCGCGGCGCTAGCCTTCTTCCAGGTGAAGAACCTCACCGAGCGCGACATCATGGACGCTGACCGGCGGTGTCAGAAGAAGTTCGAGATCTTCATGGAATGGCATCGCGATCAGGAACTCAAAGGCGGAGGCATGTGATGGGTGCGTCTACGCACGTGGTGGGCTTCAAGACGCCCGATGAGAAGTTCAAGAAGATGCTGGCAGTGCATGACGCCTGCACAAGCGCTGGCATTGAAGTGCCAGATGAGGTCTCGACGTTCTTCAACGATGAGAGGCCGGACCCTGCTGGCGTCACCATACACATGGACAAGGTGCACGGGGTCAGACGTTGGACCGACAACGACATGTGTGAGGGCTACGAGATCGACTTGCGCGCCATCCCACCGGACATTCAAGTCATTCGTGTCTACACCAGCTACTAAGGGCACAATGGAACGACCTAGTTTCCAGGACATCTACTTGCGTCTCGCAGTAATGATGAGCGAGCGCTCCACTTGCGAACGTATGAAGGTAGGGGCGGCCATCACCAGCCTCGACTACAGGTACGTCTTCGCCATTGGTTACAACGGCTCCGCTGCAGGTGACAAGAACGGCTGCGACCGCCATGGACAGGAAGCGGTGGGCAGCTGCGGGTGCATCCACGCCGAGGCTAACGCGGTGGTGAACTGCCGCGCCAGCAGAGAGAAGGCGAAGGTCGTCTTCTGCAGTCATCTGCCCTGCGTGGGCTGCGCTAAGCTCCTCATCAATCTCGGGGGCGTGCAGCGCGTGGTGTATCGCAATGACTACCGTATCAAGGACTCGCTCGAATGGTTCGAGCGCGCCTCCATCAAAGCGGTGCACCTGCCTGGAGCCATGATCCCTGTATTCGTGCCTCCGGAACTGGGCGGCCCAGCTGGGTATGCCTGCGGCTGTGAAGCCGCCAATGGTTCTTTCTCACGTGTGTGCGAGACGCATGCGACAACAGTGTCCGTAGGAGCAAAAGCATGAACATAGCGACCATGGAGATGAACCCCAACATCGCACGAGTCCACTACAAGGAGTACCGCAAGAAGGTACGTGAGCATCGTGCGCTGCGCCTTGCGCTCGCGAACAAGAACGTCGTGGAGGGCGGCAAAATGTTTCGCGCGGGTCGCATCGCGAAGTCCGCTGTAGAGAAGGAAGACGAGACGCTGATGGAGTCTTACCGCGTGATGGCGCAGGGACAGCGCATCGTAAACGTCGCCTCGGTTCTGCATGGAGCCGGGCTCAATAAGCAGAAGCTACCCAACCTGGCGCTGGCTGGTGCGGACTGGGAGCACTGCCATCTCAGGTGGGGCCACAGAGATCGTTTCGAGTTCTATAGGAGTGCTTGGGGACCGGGTACTCGCGGGTACGGAGAGAACCACAAGTATGTCAACGGTGGCACGGGTTTTCCGTTGCATACATTCGGAGCCGAGCTACAGAACCAAGAATGGCGTAAAGGTCAGGGTCTGCCGACGCTGCCCGCACGGGCGCTAGTGCCCAGCGTACCTGTACATCTTCGTCCCGCGGGTGACTTGAGTGGGTACCATGTCCTCTTCGAGGCAGAGTGGACGGCAGTACCCCCCGTTGATCCGATCCTACTGAAGCACGTCCACGGGTACATGTACGTCGTGCTGGCGCAGTGGAATCTCACTGACCTTGAACGGTCAGTGCTCTCGGGGCGTCTTACGTGATCTCGCCCAAACCTACCGTGCGCAGCGGGCAGGTCTACCGGCACTACAAGGGCGGCAGGTACCTAGTGATTGGCGTCGCTGAGACAGCGAACCACAGCGGCGACTTCGACGTTGTCTATGTGGTGCTCAGCACCGGCAAGCTCTGCACCCGACCGTTACGGAAGGACTCACGTGTGCAGGACTCTTGGACCGATGAACTGACGTGGCCGGACAAGAAGACTCGCTGTCGCTTTACAGCCGAAGAAGCATTCGCATCAGACACTCTTGAGGCCCTCATCACCCGCTGGGGCGTGGCGTGAGGGCGGTTCACAAGTTCCAGCTGCCGGAGTCTGACGGCGGCCACACCATCACGCTCAAGATGCCACGGTTCGCAGAACCCCTGCACGTCGCTGTGCAGGGGCGTGCGCTCTGTCTGTGGGCGCTCGTAGACACGGAGCAACCGCTGCAGAATCACGAGCTCGAGGTCTACGGCACCGGGCATGACATGGCGCACCAGCACGACAGCGTCACTAAGCCGAAGCATCTGAGCACCGTTCTTCTCGACGGTGGTAGCTTGGTCCTTCATTTCTTCACGCGGGAATCGACCTTCGAGGATGAGGCGGACTGATGAGCGAGTTCCTTCGCAGCTATCTCATGCCGTGGCGGTGGCTGCGTCGTCTTCGCTGCCATCAATCCGTGGTCTGCTGCCAGTACATCGACAGGCCGAACGACAACAATCCCTACTATCGAGGCAGACTGACATGATCATCGGGCTTTGGGATCGGCTAAGGAAGAACACTACGGAGGTGCTGGAAGAGGCGCGCACTGATGCCGACATAGCGGATGGTCTCAGGCGTCTCATCGATGAGAAGGCCAAAACACCGGAGGGCCGAAGACTGCTACTTCAGTACGCTGCGGCGTACGTGCGCAGCAAGGCACAGAACACGACGCTGCAAAACGTCGCGCACATAATGCAGCTGGTCAGTGAACAGGGCTGCCCTGCACAGGAGAGTACATGATCATCGGGCTCTGCGGGCAAGCTGGTGTGGGCAAGGACACCGTTGCGGACTTCCTTGTGAAGAACAACAACTTCGTGAAGGTCGCATTCGCAGACCCACTGAAGCGCATCTGCCGAGACGTCTTTGACTTCTCGAACGAGCAGCTATGGGGTCCCAGTGCAAAGAGGAACGAGCCTGACCTGCGGTACAGACGTGCGCTTGACCCGCTGTCCGAGGGCACTATCAAGGGGATGGGTGTACCGGCAGAGTACGCGCACCCGAATGCGTACCTCACCCCGCGCTACGCCCTGCAGATACTGGGCACGGAGTGGGGGAGAGCCTGCTACCCGAACATCTGGGTGGAGTACGCCCTGCGCATTGCCAGCGGCCTACTCAAGAAGTACATCATCAACGAAAGCATCTGGCGATATGACTCGCAGCGTGGGCTCTACAAGAACGGTGGCCCAGGGTACGACCCGCAGTACCCCACCACTCCCTCGGGCATTGTCATACCTGACGTGCGCTTCATCAATGAGGTGGATGCCATTCGTAAAGCCGGCGGCTTCGTCTGGAAGATCGAGCGCCCTGTCCCTGGGCTCGAGGGTGCAGCGGGTCAGCATGCCAGCGAACAGGAGCAGAACAGTATCGACCGTGGGAAGTTTGCCTCGGCGCTCAACAACCACAACGGTCCACTCGATGACCTCGAGCAGTTGGTGGGCAAGGAACTCAGCGCGTTGAGATTCATCTACCCTGACCAGGAGAAGTAAGATGCGAGGTGTTCCGCGTAGGCCCTTGGCGGAACGCCTGTGGGCCAAGGTTAGGGAGGGCAGCGTGCAGCCCCACATGGCCACGCCTTGTCAACTCTGGACGGGTGCTGTGTCGAAGAAGCACGGCTACGGCACCATCGGTAGTGGAGGACACGATGGCAAAACGCACTATGTTCACGTCGCGGCTTTCGAGCTACGGCACGGCCCTGTTCCGCCGGGCATGAAGGTTCTTCATGAGTGCGACGTGAAGCTATGCGTACTACACTTGTACGCCGGCACACACGCGGACAACATGCGTGACCGACAAGCTCGCGGACGTACCGCGAGCGGGAATCGGAATGGGGCACGTACGAAACCAGAAGCGTTCCCTAAAGGAAGCGCACGTGGCCATGCCAAGCTGACGGAGGATCAGGTAAGGGCACTACGGCGAGCGCGCGCGGAGGGCACAACACAGGTAGCGCTCGCCGAGAAGTATGGGGTCTCTTCGGGCTTAGTTTGCCGTATCCTCCAGAGGCAGATCTGGACGCACATCTAGGAGCACGCATGACGACCCCCACGTCTTTCACTCTCTCAGTTCAGCAGTACGAAGCCATCATCGCACTGGCGCAGCGCTCTACCATCCAGCCCGACGGCTCGGTGAACGTCGCGAAGGCGCAGGAGCTGCAGAACTACTTGAAGGAGATCGAGCAAGCGAATGGCATCACGCGCTACTCGCTATGGATTCGCTGGCAAGACCCGACAGCACCGCTTCCTCCGGGATGGAAGTCCAACTTCCCGAAGACCTGGCCGCCCAACCTGCAGGACTTCCTGCAGCTCCTCACGCGTCCACTCACCAAG